AAAACCATCAGCGAATAATGCTTCTGAATTTATATCGGAAATAATGTCTCTGCAAGTATTGAGGCAAGGCTCGTTATCCACAACTTTTTTCTTTGGTTCAATTGGATTGAAGATTTCTTCGTTGATTGTCATTTCTTTTCTATCTAACGTCTTAACTGATTTCGTTCCTAATTCGATTGGGAAGCTCATATATGAGGAAACAAGACTCGATTGCATTAAGGTTACGCTATATCGTTAAACTTTGCTACAACCTCTCCTTGGCCTTTTGCCAACCTTTGTATTTCATCGAGACTTTCCTTGACATTCTGATGACTCCATCGAGTAAGTATAGTCGCATTTTGATTCTCTTGACCGTATGGTTCGATTGAGACTACCGTATCTAGGTTAAATAGAATCTCTTGGTTCTGTCCCGCCGTATGTAATTTAATAAAGTGTGCCATTTAAAAATTTAAAAAAAGTTTTTTAAAAAAGCGGGGAGGCAAAAGCCTCCCCACTTTAGTTATGATTACTACTTACCTACTTTTTACAAACCGACCTAGTTTGTCCCGCTTCGGGACTCTCTTTGCCGTCTTGGGAACACTCATCCCCAAAGTCTTTTTAGCCTCATTATACCCTGCTTCATAACCAGCATCATAATCGCTATCAGTATAGTCGCATTGATTCTCGTAATCGGAATCATCTACATCATAATCACCGTAGTCATCGCAAAGTGGTTCTTCTAATTTACGCTCAAATAAAGAGACAACCTTGTATTTACAAGTGCGTAACTTCTGGCAGTTGCAGTCGGTAGGAACCGAAACAACATCAGCGGGATCAATCTCGACAATCATCAAGTTACCACTACTACCGAAATCACGGGCATACTCAAGACTACCAGCATGAAAACCGTCAGAGCATCCAATGTTAGCATCGTCACAAACAGAATTGCGAGTCATCTCCAACGTGTTTCCAACATTGTTGTCGAACTTACCACTATGCCAATCGGTGAAATCTTCTCTAACACTCTTGTATGCCAAGAAGTTACCGTCAGGAGTCAATGGCATTGACTTATGCTCAAGGAAAGCGTAAAGTTCCTGAGTAGCTCGGCGTGATGGATTACTCATCAACTTATCAAGAAATTTAACAAGTGGTTCGTATGGTAAACCTTGACGCATGAAATTAAGTATTCGACCAACAACGTGACCATGTACTTCTTCAGTCTTGTATCTTACAACACCTTCTTTGACAGAGATGTTGCCGTCAACGTAGTCCTCTACTGCTTTGCTGGTATCAAAAAGTTGTTCCAACTTATCAGCATCTTGATTTCTGAGAGCTTCGTTTGCTTGATGGAAAGCAGGGTTTGTCTTATCCATCGTGTATGCCTTTCCATTTACTACAACGGTCAGGGAGTTGTCGGTTAGTATGTACGGTATCGTCATAATGTTCTTTAATCTTATATTAAACTTACTTGCTTGTCAAGTTCCAAGTTGAATCAATTACGTTCACATAATTGATAGTGTCGTGAACCCAATCAGTATTCTCCTTGTTTCTCCAATCACAGAATAAATTATCGTCAATATTCTTGAGCATTGGGTATTTCTCATTACATTTAACTGCAAGGACTTCCCATTCTTTGAAAAGCTCATCCTTGATATCTTTGCAATCAAGTCCTGCTTTATCTATCCAGTTCTGAAGACTGTCACGAATTGACTGTAATTTACTATGATCGTCCTTATGATTCTTTTTCTCGTAGAACTCAATCAAAGCGTGGAGTTCTGACTGTTTGTTTAAGCCAAATGTTTTCCAATGATTCTTTTCAATCGCTTGAACAAGTTTGCCAAAATGTTGATTGACTTCATTGTGTTGCATACGGTTTCTGTTTCCATACCGATTTGAATGATAGTCAGTCAATGAACTAATAAAGGTAGCCTCAATCAGCTTTCGATGCAACTCTGCACCAAATTTATCCTTGACTTGAGCAACCATCCAATCACCAAGTTCAGTCCATTTGTGTGTTTGTCTCTGAACATCAAACGCTTTGTTAGGTTTAAAGGCGTAAACCTTTGGTACGGAAATGTTAAGTTGCTCGCAAGCCTTTATGATATCCTTTGCGTAAACAACAGGATGACATTCCCCGCAACCACTTCCCTGCACCATGAACCTATCAATCTTGATATACACTCCCTCCTTAACTGAGGTGAGGTCAACCGATGACTCATCAAAGAACTCACTCTTTAACGTAGCCCAATTACTACCCTTGCTCGCCTTGTCTATATCGTAAACAAACTCCTTTGTAGTGTGCTTGCTGGATTTGGCTACCGTAGTCCCATTACTACTGCTCTCATAAATATCTGATAACTTTACTTTGGGTAAAGAGTTCAGCTTTGGAAACTTCTTTGTCCCTGCTTTAGCATAGAAGTCCTTCTCTGCTTGTTTATTTTTAAACGATAATAAAAACGCTCGCTTGTAAAGCGTCTGACTTTCTGGTCTTGAATCATACTCCTTAACTAAAGGATGAATACGATTCGATACGCCATTTGTATCCTCGATAAAATTACGATCATCAATAATGAGGATATTATCGTCGCTACATAATATGTTATGAGCTTCTTCTTGTTTAACACGTTTTGCTTTCGACCATCTATCTGGTTTTGCGAAAGTCCTAACAATGGCATCTGATTTGTTAGCGAACGAAAAATGGTTATCTTGCACCTTCTTTCCATTCCAATAAAGAGTTTGGTTGTCAAGTATATTCCTTAATCGAGAACCTAATCCTCCATGACTAAACAGTTTGCCGTAAATCATCTTTGCCTCCCAAAGATTCTTACAGTCCTTCATCTCGTCACTAACTAATTTAGGAATTTCCTTAATTATACTTTTTAGCTTACTAATGATAACTTCTTTAGTCTCATCAGTATATTGCAATGCCTCTCGGCTTGCTGAAATATCCAAGTCTCCTATGTTGAAGTATAGACATAGTGATACATCGCCAAGGAGTGAACGCTCATTAGAGTTATACGATAGGTCTAACGCACTTGAGCTTAATGGGTACGCTATGTTGCCCATAACCGCAACTGAATCACCACTATCTCGGATAGTCCAATCGTCTGAGTGCATTAAAGACTTGGCATCCTCTTTGTAGAAATTGCCTTCATCTACGCCTTCCACTTGAGGCTTCACCTTAAAGTGAGTGAAAAGAGATAACGCTTTTTCCTTAAAGGCTGAAAAGTCTCCTTCTTTTGCTGGTATAACAATCTCAATGCCATCTTTCTCCTTTGATTTCTCGGATGTTAACTTTGAGATTTGACCAATCTGAGTGTCATCAATAAATGCGTTATAGGAAGTTTTGCTTCCCTTAACGAATGAGTTGATAACGAAATTATCCCCATAAGCAAAAGCACTTTTGCTGCCTAGACCTAATTGTCCGATTTGCTCATTTGTCCCTCGCTTGGTGCTTTCACCGTACATAGCATAAATCTGACCGATTTGTTTTTCTGTCAAACCTCTGCCATAATCTCGTACCTTGAAGTATGGGGAAAGTTGATTAGGTAATGTAACCTTAATTGGCTCATTAAGTTTGCCTACTTCTGTATGAGCGTCAATCGCATTAGTAGAATACTCGCGGATAACTGCTAATACTTTATCAGAGTATAGCTGATTGCGTAGGACATTGAAAATGTGAGCAAGTCCCTCTTTCTTGATGCCAAAAGAGTAAGATTTAAAATCTTCGGATTGCTTGACCGTTTTTTTGTTAGGCTTGGTAATCATAAGCTCCCATAAGCATATACCACGCTTAATGAGTTGTCAAGCATTTTTTAAGAAAGTTTTACAAAGTAGCCTTCTTTATTCTTTTTTGTTATCTTTTTAGCGTATGCTTCCGCTTCTTTTAATCCCTCATCTGAGAAAGGGAAAGCACCAAATAGATGATTATTCTTCTCTGACAAAACAAGATAAACTTTGCTTTGTTTAGTCTTTGCCTTTATCGCCATCTATTTTTTTAAAAGATTTAAAAAGTTTCTGAGCTAAAAGTTTATTCGTTTTTTCTTCTAGTCTTTCAACTTCTTGTTCTTCACCTTCTAATCTCTTTAGGACAAACTGCATCTTATCTGTTAGTTGACTGAATGATGACTCTAGTTGTTCTTCTGAATATAGGTCTTGATTAGAGTCAAGATCATTCATTTTGTTTATAATAGAATCCATTCTTTCTTCCCAAAAATCAATAGAGTTACGAATTATATCGTGCTGCTCTTGTAAATAGAAGCGAATATCTTCACTCAATAATGTTTTGATTTTTTTATTCATTTAAAAGTTTTTTTAAAACCTTGAGATGGAAAAGCACAAAGGAATCTCCTACTGCTTTTTCACCTTGAGCTTTACTAATCCAATAATCTTTTAGGTAAGCATCATCTTGAGCCGCTGCTTCAATTATCTGATCTAATAAATTATTTGCTATTTCCAAATTCTTATTTGTATTAATATCGTTCATAATAAATTACACTACTGGTTAATTATTTGGCCTTTTCTTATTCCTTTTTATTTTGAATATTTGGCTTTTTTTCTTTCACAATTATATGTTTCGTATGCCTTTATAATTTCTCTACCTTCTTCTTTAGTTATACCATACTTACCCCAATGTTCCTCATGCCAATCATTTTCTGTATCACCAAAGCAATTAAGAACTTTCATTAGAAGTTTCTTCCAGTCTGTGTCATTATTTGGCATTTTTTACTTAGTAATTACAGTAACCCCTCTTTGTTGTACTATCTCAGAGGCTTTTTGGTTAGAATATTTTATAGATTCGTCTATATTATTTGTCTCAAGCTGTTTAACAACTAAGGCAGCAAGAAAAGAATCTCCCGCTCCAGACAAGTCAAACACGGGTACTTTATTGGCAGTATAGTAGTGAAAGCCATTCTCTTTCATCATCATACAACCTCGGTCGCCTAGTGTTACGATTAGTTTATTAACCCATCCTTTAGGATTAATATCGTTTTTAATAGCTTCAAACTCTGGATTATTTATTTTTATATAAGCTGCATCTTTACACCAATTACCTATGCACTTTTTAGTGTCTAAAAATGTATTAGTATTATTTGTGCAAAAACGAGTAATATCTTCTTCAGAGAGAAACCCTTTACCATAATCGCTTATGACCACCGCATCAAACTCTGCTATCTCCTCATTCGTAATTAAATTACCCCCGTATTCTTGAAAAGTATCAACATTATCTTCACCTTCATCTACCCGTAGGAAGGTATAATTAAGTTTCTCATCCACATATCTAGTTTTTGTTATTGAATTTATTTGAGTAATTGAGTCTACCTTACAACCTAATGACTCTAGGTTGCATATAGTATTACCAGCCATACCGTTATTAACTACTTTTTTATTAGCTTTAAAAACTGGTGCAGGAACATCTGGGCAAAGCCTAGACGCGGAGCCATAAATAAATATATCGTCGCAAATCTCTCCTACTACTAATACTTTATTTTTCATTTTTAAGAGATAATATATGTTCTTTTACAACTCTTTGGACTCTTGTGTCTTCTGGCATATCCTCTGGTTTAAATACTGTGATTTTCTTCTTAACAGGGACTTCTTCTTTCTCTTGGGTTAGCCAGCTACTGCTTTGTATTTTGTCTCCTAGACCATAAACTGATTTTATGCCAAGTTCCTCACACAAATTATGCTCTGGTGTGTTTGCTCCGCTAGTTTTATCGCCTCCATTACAGAATAAAATTTCATCATATTTGTCTTTGTATGTTTCGTATATTTGCTTTATAGTAGCTTGGACTGTTTCATCTGTATCTATACTTTTTACAGCTAGTTTAATTGGCTTTAAGGCTTGAATAATTATTACTCTTTCTTCAAAAGGCATAAAGGGTTTACCTTTTTTATTTGTCAAAAAGTCATCAGTATTTACAATAGCAAATACATCATCTGATATAGATTTTGCTCTTTCAAATAATTCTAAATGACCTACATGGACTGGGTCGAATCCGCCGCTAACTATTGCTAATTTCATTTTTACTCTTTCTCTCTAAACATATGTTGGTTATAAGTATAGTTTTTGTGTTTCTCTTGTTTTCTACCTTGCTTGTCTGTATAAAATTCTTTTTTAGGAGGAGGTTCTCCTTCAAGGTCTTTCCAATTAAACTCTTTTTCAAGGGCTTCAAGGTTGTTCATTCCTACCCAAAACAATCCGCGACCATCTTTATCGTTAGAAAGCGTCAGCATACCCTTATCGCCCATTTTAAATAATAATTCTTTATATGTCATTTACCACTTATGTATTATATTGCCTACTATAAAAAAACAAGTAACTAAATTTACCAAAATAATAAAAGTCCTCAAAAAAAGACTTACCTGAGCCTGTCTCAAGGATAGTATAGGTATATCTGGTTCATCCTCATCTGTTTTACCTATTCGATGATCTACTGTTCTGCACCAAATTAACCATAGATTTTTTAAAAATTTCATACTAAATATTTAGAAGCAAGCCAACAATTAAAAACGACTAGGAACAAAATAAGAACCCAAAAAGCCGTAATTTCTTTTTTATTTAATCTCATGTATTTAATTTTTTAATATATTTGATATTTTATCTGCCAACTGAATAAACCATTGTTTGCTATGTCCTCTTGTAGTCTCTGCTGCCGTACCTATTCTTATACCACTTGTTTCTACAAAAGACCTTGGGTCATTGGGTACGCCATTCTTATTTACTGTAATACTGTTTGATTCTAATAAATCTGCCGCTTCTCTGCCACTATATTTATTGTTAGATAAGTTAATTAATATTAAATGACTGTCAGTACCATCTGTTTGAATTTTGATTTCATTATTTACGAAAACTCTACTCATTTCTTTAGCGTTCTCTATGACATTCTTACAGTATTCTTTAAAGTCTGGAGTTGAAGCCTCTGCGAAGGCTTGAGCCTTAGCTGCAATTATATTCATCAATGGCCCTCCTTGACTTCCGGGAAATACTGCTGAATTTATTTTTCTTGTATACTCTTGTTTATTCCAAAGTATAATCCCTCCTCTTGGCCCTCTTAGTGTTTTGTGAGTAGTGCTTGTTGTGAAATCTGCATACTCTACTGGGCTAGGGTAAGCACCTCCAGCAATTAGCCCTGAGTAATGAGCCATGTCAACTAAAAGATACGCTCCTGCTTCATCTGCTATCTGCCTAAAAATTTTCCAATCAATTATTCTAGGGTAAGCACTAGCTCCAGCTACAATCATCTTCGGTTTACAAGATAAAGCTGTATCTCTTATCTCGTCGTAATCTAAAAAGCCATCTTCATCTACTTTATAAGAATGCGATTCAAAAAATTTACCAGACACATTAACTGAAGCACCATGTGTTAAGTGACCCCCACTAGCTAGATCCATGCCGAGTATCTTATCGTGAGGCTTTAAGAAAGCTAGGTAAATCGCAGTATTAGCATTAGCACCAGAATGAGGTTGGACATTCGCATAATTACATTTATATATATCTTTTAATTGATCTATAGCTAACTGCTCTACTTCGTCCATATTGTCGCATCCATTGTAATACCTTTTAGATGGATAACCTTCAGCATACTTATTAGTAAATATACTACCACATAAATCCATAACTGACTGACTAGCAAAGTTCTCACTAGCTATTAATTCTATAGTAGTGTCTTGTCTAAATTTTTCTTTATCAAGAATATCTTTTATATGATCTATCATTTTTGAGTATTTAATTAAAATATAAGACTTCCTGCATCAGATTGTCGTCTTTGTGATTTTTTAGGTTTATCATCTAAGTGTTGAGCTATCGTCTCGGCTATGTGTTTTCTGGCTGCGGGGCTTTCAAAGTTTAATTGTTTGTGTTGTCTTTGTATCTTATTTAATATATTATTTATTTCTTTTTCTAAACTCATTTTTTCTTCCCTTTAAAATATTCTATTGCGTGACCTTCGTCTACTAAAATTTGATTATAACTCCTATCGTCAGTAGCTTTTATTAACTCCATAGGTAGACCGAATGATCTTTCTGATTTAGAAGCATCTATAGATATGAACCTGTTATGAATAGGGAAAAGCTGGCCAAGTAAACGACCAAACTTTCCTTTTTTATCAATATAAGTTTTCACTCTAAATTGATTATTACCTTCTTTGATAAGCTCTTCGAGTCTAGCTTTAGCTGCAAAACCTTTTATCTTTTCCTCTTTATCTCTAGTGCGACACTCTGGGGCATCAATGCCTTGTAGTCGAATACGTTCTTTTTTGAATATGCTAAAACCACAATCAATAACTGCGTCTACTGTATCTCCATCTACCACCCTATCCAACTTTGCTCTATACTCATACATAATAACTATTTTATTTGACCGACTTGAATTATATGAGGGTAAGCCTTTCCGTCTAAAGCAACCTCAGAAGCTATTTTGTCTTTTTCCTCTGGGCTAACTACCATACACATACCTACCCCATTATTAAATACAGACTTCATTTCTTCATCTGATATTCCCCCCCATTCTTGAATTGAATCAAATACAGAAGGGCGAGGAATATTATCTCTCCATTCGACATCTAAGCCTTCTGGCAAAACTCTATTTAGATTACTAAATCCTCCTCCAGTTATATGGGCTATACCTTTTATTTTAAATTTATTTAAAAGATGTCTTAGTCTGTATACATATATTTCAGTAGGTTTTAGCAAGTCATTTATAGTATCTTGTAATATGTCTAGTTCTTTAAGTGGGTTTCCAGATAGGCAGTACTTCCTCCTTGTTTGTAGAACTTTCCTTATTAAAGTATACCCATTGCTGTGAAAACCGTTACTTGGAAAAGCTATTACAGAATCTCCACTCTTAATAGTCTTACCATCAATGAGATCTTTCTTCTTAACTATACCTACGCAAAAACCAGCAACATCAAAAGTCTCACTAGATACTAAAGCTGGTAATTCTGCTGTCTCACCACCTATTAGTGGTATTCCATAATCATTACAACCTTTCTTGATTGACTGAACTACTTCTAAAAACTGAGTCTCATTTATTCTACCAGAAGCAAAGTAATCTAAAAAGAACAATGGCTTGGCTCCTGTGCATATAATATCATTAACACACATCGCAACACAATCAATGCCGACACCTTTTAGGTTTTTGTATTCTTGAGCTAAAATAATCTTAGTCCCTACGCCATCGGTAGAAGCAACTAAATAATTTTCATCACACAAATCGTACAGCCCGGCAAAGCCTCCTATATTATCAACTAAATTAGAAATACTATCAGTAAGTCTGTCTGCTTTAATTATATCTACCCCTGCTTCTTTATATTTATTCATCTTCTGCTAGTTCCTCCTCTACTACTCTTGCTACTTCTTTAGCTAACTCAGATGAGATTCTTTCGTGATCTTCTTGTATTGCTTGTTTCTTCCATAAAGGTAATTCTTCGTAGAGTTCATCATAAACGGCTTTATATCTTTTAGCCATTTCCTTATGTTTCTTAAGTATTCTAGGCATGAATTGTTATTATATACAGAACATAACAAAAAGTCAAGTTTTACCACTTTATTTCATCAAAATTATCCCTAAATTCTTCGTAGTCAGATATCCTATTTGCGTCTCCTTTTCCAGCGGGTTTCCTTTGTCTTCCTTGCGAATCTGTTAGGTGCTTTCCTTCTTTAACGTGTTTATAGACTTCGTTTGAGTAAGTCTCGCTATGTTTGTGCTTAGTTGAGACTTTCTTCCCTTCTTTTATGTAGTACCCTTTATGTTTGTGGGTTTTCTTCTCGCTCATATTAAGTTATTAATATATTTTTTTAAAAATAAAGAAATTAATAAGTACAATTATAAGCAAACCCTGTTCCTTCTAAGTCTTTATTATAGTCTGCTGTAAGCTCCTCACCTTTTTTTATTTCTCTCGTTGTTTTAAAAAAAGTTTCTAATTCTGGGTCAATTAAGAGATTTGGTTCTCTTGAACCATTCAAAAATTGACTGATATGAAAAACTTCAAGCTCTTTAGGGTGAATAAATAAACCTCGTTTATTTAAAAGATTATAGTCAAGTAATGCTTCTCTTGCGTCTTCATCAAGCCTGTTTAATTCAGAAATTGAAAGTCTTAATGTTTCTCCTACGTTATGATGATTGGGGAAAGAAAAAGGACAGACCCCTAAAGGTATGTCCTTAATGGCGAATACGCCTACTCCGTGAATGCTTGAAGGCTGAACTCTACAATAGATCCTATCTTTAAGTCTATCGAAGTTATTATTGTTGTTTTTCAAGCTTCGCTGGGATAATTTTAGTTATCGGCTTACCAATGAACTTAACTACCTTTAAGGTGGTCGTTAGAACATTCTTTGCCAATCCTATAGTTGCTACAATTGTACCCTCGCTGCCTTCAATCGCTGATCCTGCCGCTAGGCCAATTGGTACTATTACTGCTTCTGGATGAGTTTTTGCTGCTTTAGCGGTATCTTTAATTTTAAAAATTGATACAACTTCTTGTAGCTTAACTTTTTCTCCAGACTTCGAGGCTTCCTTAAGTTTAACCCAATCAACTTTAATAATCGATTCTGTTACTTCTTTTGAGCCTTGCATATAATGTCGTACATAGTTTCTCTTAAACCAAGTTTTTGGCTTGGCTAATTTAAACTTTGGTTCATTGGGGTTTACCCAACTACCATCTTCGTAAATAATAGTACGACCCAAGAACTCAAGCTCTTTACTTTCTTCTGCGTGAACAGACAGAGCAATCGCACTCAAGGCTACTAGACTTAAATATTTTTTGATAAACATATTTAATTGTTGCTTTTAACTTTATTATTTCTATCTGAGTTAATATGCTCAATAGACTAGAGGCCCAATGCTCCCACTATAATGCTAGTGACAGTTAGAATAGTCCAAGCAACCATAACCTTGGTGTCAGCGTTACCATTCATCCAACCCCAAACAAATGCGATAAGGCTTCCTATACCGCAAATAAAAGTTAGAATAATAGATGTTACGCCAAGGCCAGCCTTACCTTGTTTAAACATTGATACCCAAACTATCACAAGGCATACCAATGAAGGTAAAGCTAAAACTAGCTGAAGAGCGGAGACTTGACTAATTTGATTTTCCATCTCGAATTTCAGTTAGAGTCTTATTGATCTCAAAGATAACCAAGAGAATCTCTGCGTAAATGCGAACCACGATTGGTCCTAATATAGCTGTGCCAATTCCTGTCAACGGATCTACCGTCATACTAAGAAGGCCAGTCACTAGGGCCACCACCATTCCAATGTAACTCAGAATCTTTACGACTGCCGGAGTTATCATATACTCGTAATTAATGAACTGCTTCATATTTTTTTATTCTAATATAAGCTTGAGAATAAGTCAAGCTAAAAATAGACTTTCTATCTTGATTTCTTTTATAATCATTGTTTTAAAGTGGTACCCCGACTAGGACTTGAACCTAGAATCTACAACTTAGAAGGTTGTTGCCTTATCCATTCGGCCATCGGGGCAAAATAAATTCTGGGCCTTGCAGGATTCGAACCTGCGGCTAATCGATTATGAGTCGACTGCTCTAACCGCTGAGCTAAAGGCCCGGATGATCAAGAAAAGAAGTGTGTATTTATTGTGTTCGCAACTCTTCCAGCTTTATTTCTAGCTTCTTGAATACTGTCTGCGCGAGCTACTACAACTCCCATTCTACGTTTGCCGTTTATGTTAGGCTTTCCGAATAGCTTTAATTGAGTGTCGGTGTAGTCCAAGGCTTTATCTAGGTTTGAAAATAATATATTATTTCCAGAACCTTCTACCTTAATTACATGAGAGGCGCTATATCCATGCTGAGTAATATTTGGTATAGGTAAGCTTAGGACGGCTCTAACGTGCAAAGCAAACTCGGATAAGTCTTGAGAGATAAGGGTAACTAATCCTGTATCATGCGGACGAGGAGAGACTTCGGAGAACCAAACTTCGTCGTATTTTACAAACAACTCCACCCCAAACACTCCATAGCCGCCTAAAGCATCTGTGATTGATTTAGCTATCGTTTCCGCGCTTTCAAGAGCTTGAGTTGTCATTGGGTGCGGTTGCCAAGACTCAATATAATCTCCATCAACTTGTCTATGCCCAATCGGTTCACAAAAACTTGTACCGTCTTTATGCCTAACTGTAAGCAAAGTTATTTCATAGTCAAAATCAACCACTTCTTCTACAATGACTTTTCCTGCTCCAGCACGACCTCTAGACTGTGCGTGTTCCCACGCAGACTCAATGTCTTCGGCACTTTTGATTGTGCTTTGGCCTTTGCCGCTAGATGACATAATTGGCTTCACTATACATGGTATGCCTATTTCATTTATTACAGCATCTATGAATTGCTCTTTGTTGCTCGCAAATTTATATTTAGAAGTATTTAATCCGAGAGTTTCTGCGGCTAATGTTCTTATTCCTTCTCTGTTCATGGTGAGCTTAACTGCCGAGGCATCTGGAATTACTTTTATTCCATTCGCTGCCGCTTCTATGAACACATCTGTAGCTATAGCCTCGACCTCTGGAATTATATAATGAGGCATAACTTTTTTGATTGTGTCTCTTAAAGCATCTTCGTTAAGCATATCTACTACATAAGAATTATCTGCAACTTGCATCGCAGGAGCATTCTCGTAAGAATCAATTGCTGTTACTTCAACTCCAAGCCTCTGTAGTTCTATAGCAACTTCTTTACCTAACTCTCCGCTACCGCAAAGCATAACTTTTGTAGCGCTTTGAGAAAAGGGAGTGCCTATTTCTGTACTCATGTTATAACTGATGGTGTCTCAGGAGGCCACACTCCAGTAAAGTCAATAGACCCTAGCTCTTTAAAGCCTGTCCTTTCTTTCTTTAAGAAAAGAAGCTTTCCAGTGCATCTAAAAGGGTAACTAAATACCCAATCTATATCTTTAACTTCAGACTCAGCTATTTTACCTTCTTCGGTTACTAGCTTGATGTGAGTTGCTCCTCTAGGAATTGGACTTGGTTGTCTTTTAAGTGACATTATTTTTAATTACTTTTTTAAAAATTTATCTACTGAAAATTTAAATGAGAAAAAAGCAATAAATGGCCAAGCTGCAAATACGAGAAAGTTAAACCAACCTGCGGTTTCGAGACCGCTAACGTCAGTTGAACCTCCTATGGCCATAAAAATACCCACTACTACTCCTAAACCAAACAGCCCTGCAAAATTGAGAGCTACCATCGCTGCAAACCCTTTAATATAATCTATCATTTTATGTAATTGAAAGTTGTTCTGGAAGTTTACGATAAACTCTATAGCTATCGCTATCTTCATGGAAAGTACTAATTTCTACAAATTTAACATCTCCGCCTTTAGGCACTAACCTGTGAGGAATTAATCTGTCTAAGACAAAGGTTTCTCCTTCGTTTAAGGTTTTGGTATATATATCTGTAGTTATAGTGTCTATGACCTCAATATCAAGTGAACCCTCTAAGATATAAAAAGTCTCATGTTTCTTTTGATGAAAGTGCATTGAAGTAGAGTGACCAAACTTAATAAATAGAATTTTACCGCAGTAATTTTCTTTTTCATTATTGGCCATCCATATTTCATAACCCCAATTTTTATTTACCTTTTTTGGTTTTCCTAATACACTCATCACAATATAACATTATCTTACCTTTAACTTGCTTCCAAGTCAAGTTAATTTCATCAAAAACTTTCTTGCATAGACGACATGGACTCATAAGTCTGCCTCGCCTATTTCTATAAAATATAAAAGTCTGAGAACCTTATCCATCCCTTCTTCTGTTTCTGATAAGTCTATCGGCATTTGCATATCTAAGTCTTTGTTTGGCGTTAAGAGCCAATCAGCTACTTTATCGTCAGGCATAACCTCGCAGCACTCATTAACAAGGTTAACAAATTGAATTAAATTATTTTTTTTAATTCTCACTTCTCTTTTTTTCGTTCATCATACTGCCTACGTCTTTCATTAGTGTCAATTTTTCTATTTAAACTATTTTGGCCGCTTTGAAGTCCTTCTAACCTTTTAAGAATATATTCTCTCTTTTCTTTATCGTCTATTCTATCTATATATTCTAATCCTTTTTGGATGATTTTAGGGTCAATTTTAGGCCTTCTAGATGGGACTTTAATCACACTTGGTTGCGGTAGAGTTGGTAATGTCTTAATAGATTTAGAGCTTTCTCTCTTGGTCTTTTCTTTTTTATCTTTTTTTATAACTGTTGGTTTAGAGAGTGCTGGTAATGTAACTATAGATGGCAGTTTATGAGTCTCGAAAGATAAAACCTCAACTAATCCGTTATTATTTACTTCTACAACCCCTTTATTTACGCTTATTAAAGTAATACCAGAGTCTGTCCTTCTTCTTTTATTTAAAGTTAAAAATCTTTTTGGTATATCGTTAGAAAAAAGATATACATTTGTTTCGCCTTTATATTTCATTATTCCGGTTAGGTTTAATTTAACTGGTGGTTGTTTTAAAATCTCTCTAGCTGGGGGCAATCTTGGTACGTCCTCTAATAAAGTGAATGCGTTTCTCTTAGTGATTGCATCGTACGGATTATCTTCCGCAAAGACAGAAGTAAATAGCAGTAATTGTATTAGTATTTTTTTCATTTTATTTTTTGTTATGTGAAGCCTTTATCCATCTCTCTCTAGTTTATTAATATATTTATTTAAATCACAGCACTCTTTAAGTAGGTGCATAGAGGTTGTCCTCCAGAACTTACCTACCTCTCTTAGTGCTTCGTTTTGGTCCCTGAGTTCCTCTAGGGTTACCTCTATTTCGGTTACATGTTTTAGGGTCTTATCTATTAAGGGACAAGTGTTGTCTGGTATCTCAGGGCAATCCTCCCGTATTTCCTTGTAGCCTTTTGAGGGGAAGTCCATTAAGAGTGACTGGGGTTATCCGTTTTAGGAATGCTTCCAAAAACTTAGCTTTTCTTTTTCTTTCTCTCTTTTTTCTGCTGGCATTGAGATATAATTTATATAAGTCTTTTGCTCTGACCAACTCAATAGTTTTCTTAAGAGTCTGGTGAGATTAGAAAAGAACTTATATCTAAAAGTTCTTTGAAATAGCTTCCTTTTAGTATCAGCTACCTCCCAGTCTTTCTTTCGTTCTTCTTCTTCTTTAATAGTCTCTTCTATTTCAAATTTTATTAATTCTTTTTTATCAACGATCCCATTAACAAAAGTAAATTCAAATTCACTCCACCATACGTTTTTATCTTTATCACGAAAAGATGTATAGAAATTAATTTTTCCGCTGCGGGTGTCTCTAATCCAGTCTTTATTCTCTTTTACAAAGAGCTTTTGCTTGTAGAGTTTATATTGACTCAAGAAATTTTCAAGAGATTTGGTTTGATAATTGTTATCTTTAATCAGCTTCTCCTGCTCTTTTGTTAACAAGCCTTTTAAATAAGACTTTGGTATAATTATATCATCATACATTCCCATAAGGCATTCTCTCCTTCCATCTATCGTGTGCGTGTTTTACAACTGACATAGCTTTCTTTCCATTTTTCCATTCTCCTACTTTAGTAGAGGAACTTCGATCTATTTTATAGATTCTAAAAAACTGTTTAAATATCTTTAAATGACTATCTTCTATACCGCTCAACGTGCCGTACTTGTCCAGAGGTGACCAATGCGGGGCCACAATTAGCTTGTAATCAATTTCTTCGTCATCTACAAAGTCAAGTACTCCGAGAGGTCTACACTTCACTAGACTGCCCCTATCAATGGGATCGTGATTAAATATCAATACATCAAGAGGGTCGTTATCTAACGCATAGGTCTGAGTCACAAATCCATAATTTATCGGATACTGTAATGACGAAACAAGACACCTCTCTAATTCAAAAATATTATACTTTTCATTGTATTCATACTTTGTATTAGTTCCTTTTGGTATTTCTACAACACAGGATATGTGTCGAAAATCGTCAGTTGTTATTGGTATATCGTTAACTAAATTCACGGCTTATTATATCTATTAGGTTTCTTATCCTTCAACCACTTTATAGATTTTAGTTCATAGCCAGCGTCTTTAACAATTTTTTTCATCTGTGATGGATGAATTTCTATACTAATAAATTCTATTTGACATATTTGTTTTTTAGTGTCAAATTTTATTAGTTTAGTTAATTTAGTTTTTTTAAGTCCGTTTCTGATACCGATCCCACAAGAAGAACATACAAGTCCCTGTATGCTTAGTTCTACGTCTGGATCGAAATTAGCTTGGTCTATTGAGAGAGTGTTGGTAAAACCCCACCCAGCGAGAAAACAAATAATAATAGTTGTAATAATTCTTTTATTCATAAAATACCTCGTAGTCTTCAATAATCTCATTATATAAGAGCTTGTCTATAGCCTCTTGTATATTCTTTTTTACGTCCTCTTCTGGCCCTTCGTCTAACTCTACTTCTATATAACGACCAATGCTAACTTTTTTTAAATACTTAATACCTAAGCTTCTTTCAAGGTTGCTCTTTACCACAACTCCTTGTGGGTCAAGTGTATTAGCTTTCGGTCGAGTCATGACTCGAGCTTTCTTTAATGTTTTGGATTCCATCTGCCGTCTTTATGCTCAACTGACCACAACGCTTCCGAAACATTAGGAAAATTCTGCTTGAATATATTCTTACACTCTTCTGCTATGTCTCTGTGTTCTTTTTGAGTATTTTGTTCTGTACGTAGATCAATATAATGAACCCAGCTTCTAATACTACCTTTCATGTACATAGTAGTCTCTGTTGTGAGTGGTAGAACCATTCTGGCAGATTCTTTGGCTACTCCAGCTCTAATCAACTCATTGTAAAGAGCCACGCCTTTTGCGGTATGCTCTCTTACTTTTCCTAGTAAATGGCCATCACTAAATGTTTCGCTGCTGCTCTGTCTATTTTTCTCAGCTTGGACTCTAAGCTCTAATTCTTCTAAAGCCTGAGCCTCTGAATATCTTTGGCTAAACTCTTGAAAGCTAAAGCTTCTATGTCTGAGTATTTGTGCTGCAATTGCTCTGCTAGTTTTGATTTCGACGGTCATATCAACCATCTCAAACGGAGACCAATGTTTATGTTTAATTAAAAACTTTAATAGTCTCGGGGCTGTTTGTGTATTATTTTGATTTTCTGGGTTGCTTACTCTAGCACAATAAGCTATTAAATCTTCTGGATTAGTTTTCGATTGCAGTACTGCTTCTCGTAAATCAGAATTATCTTCAATGTATGGTTGAGTAATAGATATTAATTTTACTTGCATTATTTTCCAGATTTAAATATTTTTTTTAGCTCTTGCAGTTCTCTTTCAAAATCATGGGCCATCTCTACCTTAGTGGCATCATCGTCATCCATCATTTCGTGATTACGCCAAATTTTTTTATATTTATTTATAAGCTTATTGATATAAGACATAGTCTTTTTGGGTTTATTTCTTTCAAACTCTGAGATATTCATTAAGATGCTCTTTCTTTAGTCCTTCATTTCTTACTAGATTGATAGCAAAAGCAGTTTTGATCTCATGCTCATTCTTTAATACTCCTTTTGGTTTAATATCATTAACTAGAATTCTAGCACCAGAAGGAATGTCGAAAATAATTTGATCATACTTTATACCGACATATTCTAATACTTTAATTGTATGTTCTTTATGTCTTCTAGCTCTAGCGGTTGTTAGAACTACTTTATCGCATTTAGGTATATTTTTTAAAAACTGCTTGCTAGACATTAAGGCTTCTTCTTGTCGATGTGAAATCTTACCATGCTTGCCTATGATTTGGTCTAGTCTCTCGTTTGAGGTGTTTTTAAGCAACGTGCCATCTAAGTCAAAAAACCATGTTTTACCTATCTTACTATGGATTTGCTTATTTTCTTCTATTCTGTCGTTTTCAGTAAATGTGTTTTCTATCATTTTTTCACTTAAATTTTTGCTAATTACTTAATGCGCCTTCTCAAGAGAAGCGGGTCGATGTTGTCGTTCGAATCGTAAGCAAATGGCTCCCATCCTTTAGGGATGTTTTTAGTGTTGGAGGTTTTAAACTCCCACTGCTGATTCGGATCCCAAGAAGTGATTAGTGGGCTTGATGAAGCTCCTGTGCTGAGTACAATAGTAGTGGTTAAAAGTACGCCAATAGCAAATGATTTAAAATCTAGTATTTTCATTAATTTAACTTATGTGTCTATTATATCGTATACTTACACTTAGGTCAAGCAAAAAAGAAAGAGGGAGCCTAAGCTCCCTCCTAGTTAGTTGACTCTTATTGAATCACTTACGAGACCTACTCTTCTTCCCCTTGCCTCTTTTCTTATTCTCTCCTCTTTTCTTTCTCGCCTCCATGGCTTTTTTCATAGCCGCCTTCTCATTGTCGCAAAGTTTACCATCTTTGTTTTTGTCGAATCTCTTTAATAGAGATACTTTAGATGTCTTGGATCTTTTAGGAGCTACCTTTTTTCTAAGCTCTGCATACTTTGCTTTTGCTTGAGTTGTAGTAAGCTTTCCAGCTTTAACTGCTTCTCTGATTTTTTTAGCAGCTTCAGCGTACTTCTTCCTAGCTTCAGCCGACACTTTATTCCTCTCTGGCTTCTTATCTTTACTTGCTTTAGCTTTGGTAGCTTTAGCTTTGGCAACCTTATTTGTTTTTGAATGGTGATCAGCTTGTGTAGCGTTAACGCCTAACATTAAAACTGCCGTCATGATTAATATAATATATCTATTCATAAATTTTTATTCTCCAGTATTATTACCATCAATTACTTCGTCTCTTTTGTTTTTAAACTCATCACGAATTTCTTTAATACGAGTCCTGACCTCTTCTCTATTACCTTTCATGCCTTCAAACCATTCTTTCCTAAGATCTTTAAGCTGGTCTCTGAGTCCGTCTTTATCGTCGTTCGAAGCATCTTTCATTTGCTTGTTTAAATCCTTTATTTTGGAATGATGTTCTTTGGCGGCAGAGGTAAAAGCTTCTCTAAGTTCTTTAACTTTTTCGTCATCTCTAACAAGTTTGCCGAACGCTTTACCTTTGTGATTTAGTTTGTTACCTTTCTTTTTTGAATCTTTATGATTCTTTTTACGTTTTTCAAAGGCGGCTTTAAGACGTTCTTTGATTTTTTCCTTATCAATCTTTTTTTCTGGTTTAGGGCGTTCCGGTTTCTCTTTATCTGGACGAGCTTCCGCTGTAGTAAGCGAAGCCACGAACAGAGCAATCAATCCAATTTTAAGAATATTTTTCATGTTCATATTAATTACACTATTATTCAACATTTTCACCAAAACCAAACAGTATAGTCCTCTCCTTCGAAGTCCTCTGGTAATATATCGTAATGTTTTCTTTTCATATTAAAAGTCATCCTCTAGCGATCCCGCTTGTTGGTATTCTCTAACCCGTCTCTCGAAAAAGTTACCCATTGCTTGTACGTCAACGACTTCCCCGAGCCACGGGAACGGGTTTTTGTCCGACGGAAACCTATATTCAAGCCCAATTCCTTCAAGTCTCCTATTACCGATATAATGCATGTAATCAACAAACATATCAGCATTAAGACCAAGGATACCTCTAGGTAGTACATCATTAGCATAAGCGATTTCAAGCTCTACGGCTTTTTTAATATGACTAGTTATTTCTTCTTGAAAATTCTTAGTCCAAATTTTTGGGTTCTGTTCTATAATTTGATTAATAGCATAAGTGCCAAACTGAATATGAGAGCTTTCGTCTCTCAAGGTATACTTTATTTGATCTGCGATACCCTGCATTTTATTTTGTCTTCCAAGAGCCAAAAGCATTGCAAACCCACTAAAGAAAAATATACCCTCGCAAACAATCCAGTAACTAATAAAGTTTCTTAGAATCTCTTTCTTTCCTTCTTGCGTGTTTGGGTTAAAGTCCGCTCTACTTAGGTCGGTAGTGATTTCCATTAAGAAATCATCTTTAGCTTTGATTGATGGTATATTGATATACGCTTGATATACTTCGTCTATTTTAAGATCCAAAGAATCGCAAACGTAAACAATAGTAAGGTTATGAAGGCTCTCCTCAAACGCTTGTCGTAAAATATACTGCCTACACTCAGCATCAGTAATATAACGAAAGCCGCTAATAAGAAGGTTGTTACCAACAAGAGATTCGCTACCAGCAAAAAAGCCAAGCGAACGTTTGACCAAAAGCTTTTCATCATCTGTTATTTCTCCGTTTTTCCATTGTTTTATATCCTCTGCCATTGATATTTCTGTCGGCATCCAATTATTAGCGCAGCCTTTTAGAAATAAATCCCATGCGGTTTTATGTTTATGTGGAAGTATGCAGTTTACACCAGCAATATCTTTCCCTAATACTTCTCCAGTTTTACTTTCCTTTTTCATTTATAAAAAATTTCTCTCTGTTTGTTGAAGTCTCCTTCAAACTCTATGTTTCCTCTGTGTTTTAATTTAATATCTGTTAGTGCGTATATTTTTCCTCCGCACTCCTGCCAAGTTTTACAAAACCCGTAATCTTCACTTTCATACTTTTTATTTTTTGGATTAACCCAACATCTAAAAAAATCATAAAAATCATCTCCGTAGCTCATGTATCCGTCAATATCATTGTTATATTTTAAATCGGGCTTGGTCTTTGCTATAGTGTTAAATACACTTGTTTTAATTAACATAAACCCAGTTGCTGCGTAGTTGACCTCTATTAAGTTTTCATTACTTTTAAAAACTTTATTATCAAACTCAGAAGAGAAATCTCCTACTAATTCTCTCCAGAAAGCTGGCATCTGGCTGTACTTTTTTGAAAGAAATTGAATCTTTTGATTATTTATATATTTCTTTGGGTACAAACCAACTGCAACATCCTTATCTGCATCTATTAATTTAATTACATCATTAGCGTCAAAAATAACATCTGTATCTATAAACATTAAATAGTCATCTTTGTTTGATAGTGCGGCGGCTGCACTTGCATTTCTAGCTCTACTAATTAAGCTTTCAAACCAAATAGAGGGGCAGCTAACACTTATACCAAGCGCGGCTAACTTATTAACAAGATTAATCATACCCATCATGTAGTTGCTATGAACCATTCCTCCATAAGCTATAACTGGCAGACTTATTTTCTTACCTTTATAACTTACTGACATGCTTCGCAAGCCTCCGGATTAGCGATTGAACAAGCTATTTGCTCTTCTTCTGTATATTCTTTCTTAGTTGACTTTTCAACTTTAGAAGCTCCTCTATTTCTTAAATAGTATGTAGTTTTTAATCCAGCTTCCCATGCAGCCATATAAATATCATTTAAATATTTTAAACTTGTTTCTTTATTGTAAAGATTAAATGAGACTCCTTGGTCAATCCATTTCTGCCTTGCTGCATTACATTCAATAAGCTTGAACATATCTCTATCAAAAGCTGTTTTATACTTTTCAATATATTTTTCTGGTATATCTAAAAGAGTAACGTCTCCGTCTACGTCTTTTACTGCCTCTGCTAATTGAGGACTCCAAAGACCTTCTTTCTTCATGTCATTTACGAACTGCTCATTTGTTACGTAAAAATTACCACTCTTACATTCGTAAACAAACATTACCGAGAAGTTCGGTTCGATGCTCTGCTCCACACCGTTAATATAACCAATAGTGGCAGTAGGAGCAATTGCCATAGTGTTACTATTTCTGATTCCATATTTTGTAATGTGTTCTCTTAAGCCTTCCCAATCTATATCTTCGCTTCCGACCTCTGTGGTTTTTTTACCTCGAAGCTTCATTAAATCATTATAAGTATCGATTGGTAATATATTCTTATCCCACAAAGAGCCAGAGTAAGTTTTGTAGCTTCCTTTTTCTTTAGCTAACTCACTCGATGCTAGAATAGCATTATAAGAAAAGAACTCTGTAAGCTCGTCAACAAACTTTACTGCTTCATCTGAATCGTACTGCACATCAAGAATCTGTAATACGTCATGAGTAGCCATCATACCTAGACCAATAGGACGATGTTGCATATTCGAATTCCTAGCTTCTTCGGTAGGGTAGAAGTTTAAATCGATGACATTATCAAGTATTCTGATAGCTGTCTTTACAGTAGAGGCCAAAAGCTCCCTGTCGATCCTTGGCTGCTTTGCTTCGCTAGGGATTCTAAGATGATTCTTAAGATTGACAGAGCCAAGATTGCATACAGCAGTTTCGCCAATCTCCGTTTTAGTTCCGTTCTCATAACTAGATGGCTTTGTATGAAGAAGGATCTCCGTACAAAGGTTGGAACTATGTACTACACCTAAATGTTGGTTGCTGTAACGGATATTTGATGGATCTTTAAAGGTAATCCAAGGGTGAGAAGTCTCGAATAAAACCTTTAACATCTTTTTCCATAGATCTTTAGCGTTAATGGTGCGATAATTTGATAATTCTCCTTTATCTGCCTTTTCGCACATTTCATTGTAAACCTTCTCAAATTCCTGACCAAAAGTTTCATGTAAATCTTTACAATCAGATGGGCAAAACATATACCATTGTTCATTATTCTTGACCTTCTGCATGAACAAATCTGGAACCCAAGAAGCAGTATTCATATCGTGACAACGCAAACGGTCGTCACCTGTGTTGCGGCGCAGATTGAGAAAATCTTCAAAATCAAGATGCCAAGGTTCTAGATATGCACATCCAGCCCCGGGCCTCTTTCCGCCTTGATTTACCGCGACAAGTGTGTCGTTGAGGATTTTGAGCCATGGCACAAGACCTCCAGAAATCCCGTTTGTGCCTTTGATATAAGCCCCAGAAGCACGAAAATTAGTAACGTCAAAGCCAAGACCTCCAGCGTACTTACTCTTTCTGGCTTCTTGCCAGACCCCTTCGAATATTCCGTCAATGCTGTCATCGAATGTATTTAAATAACATGAACTTAATTGTGAGTGAGTTGTTCCACTGTTAAACAATGTAGGAGTGGATGGAGTATACAACATATTACTAAATAAATTATAAAACTCAATTGCTCTCTCTTCTTTATTTTCTTCATTAATTGCTAACCCCATTGCTACTCTCATCCAGAAAGCTTGGGGAGTTTCCATTATCTTATTATTTACACGAATAAAGTATCTATCTATTAAAATTTGCAGACCTAAATATTTGAATAAAGAATCTCGTTCTGGCTGCATAGCTACTGAAAGCTTCTTTAAATCAAAATCCAGTAATTTTGCAGATAGAATGTCTTCTTTAACTAATTTTTTTATATTTAATACAAATGCTTTTTTATATTGTAAGTCAAAAGTATCGCTGTCTACGCTCTCCCTAAATACTTCCTTATATAGAGCGTTGGCAGCTAGCGCGGCAGCGACTTTGCTATAATTTGGTTCTTTTTCTATTTTTGCTCTAGCAGAAAGAATTAAAGCTTCATCTATCTCTTTGGTTGTTATCTTATCAAATAATTGTAATTGAGCATCTAAAATTACCTCGCTCGCTGAAACATTATTTCCGTCAATTCCTTCACAAGCCCTGTAAACGCACTTGTTTATTTTCTCTACATCAAAGTTCTCTAATTTTCCGTTTCTTTTCTTTACTTTAAGATTCTGCATATGTGTGGTATAATAATTACAGTTAATTTGGTTAACTGACCCAGAAAATACTATTCTAACCTAAACTTTTTTTTAGGTCAAGCAATATCCTTTAATTCTGACAATTTTGTGAATATTTTTTGACTTTGGATACCAATATCATCAATAAAAACACAATCGTCTCGCTTAGAACCCCTAATTATGACAACATCGTCCTTAATTGGAGCCCTACCGTTTACAAGCTTACTCTCGTCTATCTTCTGATTAAACTGTAGACAAGTAACGTTGCCTGTCTCATCAGAGCAAAGCAAACGCATATATTCAGAACCTTTCTTAGATTTACCTTTGAAATAGTCGGCAATACTAGATATAAACACGACTCTCTCTCCGACTCTTCTGCTGTTTACGTTATAAATACTCATTAAATTAGGTACTTGTTTAGAGTAAACCTCTTTAAGCGAATTAGCATGAGAATAACCTAATAACTTTTTCTCATAATACCAATTAGCTAAACTTTCAGATTTGCTATTCTGCATATAGATATCTTTATAAGGTTGGTATTTTTTCTTAATAGTCCCAAATCTTGATTCTTTAATATGCACTTTTCCGTTTTCGTCTTTCCTCTCTGTTAAGTCTTTTATAACTTTAACTAGATCAAAATCAAATTTTTCTCCAAGAGAATAGGCTATTCTTTTTTCTCTTTGGGTTAATAGGTTCCAAAGCTGAGCCTCTAAGACAATCTTACTTCTAGATTGAGAGAATCCTTCAAATGCTCCTGCTTGTATTAGAGCTGAGAGAACTCCTATTCCTACCTTAGCTTCACTTGCAGCTTGGAATACCTCAAACTTATTAGCAAAGTCAGATCTAAAGTTATTCAACTTCTCTATAGTCTTATCAGATATACCTTTGATAGACGTAAGTCCGTACCTAATATTCTCACCTTCAATAGAAAAATCCATTTTAGATTTAGTTATGTGAGGTGGGAGCAGTTTGATATCAAACAATCTAAGCTCAACTTGAATCTTGTTGATTTCTGCAAGAGGATCTGGTTCATGCTTTGTCATTTTAAGCAATGAAAGAAAGAACTCTTTAGGGTACTTAAATTTTAAGTAAGTCGTTATTGCAGCAAGAGCAGCGTAGCAAATAGAATGAGATTTATTGAAAGAGTAATTAGCTGAATCCTCTAACACTTTCCATAGAACATCTCCTACATCAGTTTTAAGTTTATTCTCTTTAACTTTTTCTGAGATCTTCTTCTTCCATTCTCTTACCTCTTTAACTTTCTTCTTGCCTACGATTCGTCTTAGAATCTCCGCTTCATCAAGAGTGAAACCAATTTTGTGAGCCATCTGCATCAACTGTTCTTGGTACAAAGCAACCCCACCAGACTTTTTGAGTATATCGTCAAATAAAGGATGAATAGGTTCATATACATCGTTATTTGAATAACTAGCATACTGATCTACAAAACCCAAAGCTCCCGGTCTACCTAGGGCTAAAACAGCACTAAGCTCCTCTAAGCTCTTAGGCTTAACTTTCTGACAAACACGGTAGTTAGTGTCTGCTTCAATCTGAAAAAGGCCGTGAGGGGTTTCTAAGTCTTGAAGGCTCCTATATATAAAAGGATCGTCAAGATTAATATCAGTGATTTTAAGATTAACTTGCTTGCATACGTCATCAACTACTGAGACACTACGCAGACCAAGTATATCAAGTTTAACATTAAATAAAGACACCCAGTTCATGTCATAAGACGATACTAAAGCTTTATCTGATGTTAATTCTACTGGACAACTATCCTGTAGTTCGTCATACGAGAGTAAGATACCAGAAGCGTGAACACTCTTATTTTTAATTAAGTTTCTTAACTTAAGTGAGATATCATAAGCTTCTTTGTTTTCTGAATCATCTGCCCAGTCTCTAAACTCTGGCACTTCGTCATATGTTTCTTCAAGATCCTTTACTTGACCAAAGATTTTAGGTATGTATCCGGAAACAGTATTCATTTCTGTTTCACTTTTACTAGCTATAATCTTGCCGCATTCTTTTATTAAAAGCTTTCCACTTAGAGTATTAAGAGTCAGTATCTTAGCTGTCTTCCCTTTAAATTTATTATCTATATACTCTAGAACTTCTTGTCTCTTGTAATAGCATACGTCATTATCAATATCAACCATTAGGTTTCCATCAAGATAAGTTACTCCATCTACAACTTGTTTTTTAGCTCTGATCTTCGAGATAAATCTTTCAAAGAATAAATCGTATTTTATTGGATCTAAGTTAGTGACTCCTAGAAGGAATAATACGAGACTACCAGCAGCGGAGCCACGACCTAGCCCAATCGGGATATCACTTTTCTTACAAAAATCAATAACGTCCCAAGTGAGAAGCATATAATCCACAAACCCTAGCTCTATCATTGTATTGAGCTCATGCTTAGCTCTGTCAGCGTATTCTTTGGCTTTAGAGGGGTCTATGTCCTTAGCTTCAACTTTGGTCTTGTAGCCTTCGTTGCAGAGCTTTTTTAGGATCGAGGCGTTGTCTTCGTCTTTATCTGCTCCTAGTCTATCTCTTAATGATTGACTCGCCTCAAAAGATGGAAGTCTTACTCCGTGAAGAGGTAAATCAATTTTTTTAAATTTTTTAATAAAAGTCTCTGTTTTCATAGTTCTAATGCGTACTTTAATTTATTCCATACTTTAAGGTTTAATTCTAAATCTACTATTGCATTATGTAGCTTATCATAATCGTGTTCAATATTAAACTCTTTTCCTAAGAGTGTTAAGCTGCTTCTGATTCCTTTTCTCCTTGTGTTAACAATTCTATATTGATACTCAGTAAAGTCTTCTTCTGGTTTATATGGTATCTCCATCTTCACTCCTCTTGCTATGCAGTTAGTGTCTATTAACTTAGGAACAAGAGGTTTATAATCTTCCCCAAACATTTTATACATCTCTTTAATTAAATATATGTCAAAACCTATAATGTTATGTCCAACAATATAATCAGCACCATCTAACCATTTTTTTATAGTGGGAAAAACTTCTTTAGGTTCTCTTCCGTTTTTTTGGACAAACTTGTCATCATATCTAGTTATCCTTTTTGCGTCTTCACTAATTTTAAAAGGGGTATCCCATTTTATATAAAAATCCTTCTCGTCTTTCTTATATGTACCATCTGTACTAATCATCGATATCTGCCAAGCTACGTTATGGCAAAAGTTAAGGCAGAGGTTATATGTCTCGCAGTCAATAAAGACTACCTTTTTATCTTTTCTAAATCTGAGTAAATGTTCGTCCATGTTATTAAATACTTTTAAAATTTGTTCTGAAAAATAAATGTGTTAAATCTAACTTACTTTCTTTTTTTCTTTGTGGGTTCTTCCTGTTGTTTGATTCGTTTGACCATCTTAGATTTACTGGCCTCCAATCTAAATACTGCCAACCAGCGCTTATGTCAAGGGGGTTCCAATTAAAAGCTTCATAGATTTTGTATATGATATCTTCGTTGTTTTCGTTAATATGATCTACTATAATTTGTGATCCGGGCTTTGAGTTTTTATGAAAGCAAAGGCTTACTAATTTATGGATAGCTATTGTAACACCACCGGGACTAACGGCAGGATATTGATTTCTATTTGGGCCTATAGATAAGACCTCGTTTTTTTTGACATTTTTAACATACGGCATACAAGATAGCTTTGGGTGACCTTTTGGATAAATAAAAAAAGTATCAATATCTATTTTATTTAACTTCTTTATCAATCTGTTTCCTTCTTTAGAGTTTATGTCTCCACCTTTATATTTTATACTTATTTTAGATATATCAAAACCTCCTTCTTGGGCTTCGACTTTATCGTAGTTTGAAAAAAGCTCTAGCTGCTCCATTACGCTTTGGCTTGAGACTCCTTCCAACTTTCAAAACTAAATTCATTAGAGCATAAATGATCAAACCTAGGATTTTCTAATGTGGTTCTGTTATTGATACATTTAAATGTTAGATAAGCTTTGAAGTCTTCTTTCTTTTCATAGTAAACCGACTTGACATCAAGGGTATTAAATTTATTATCTTTGCAGTAGTTTAAAACTTTTTTTCTTATTAAGAAATCGAAAGGGATATCGTTATCTTCTAAGAAGAATACAGGTTTAGTGAAAGAAAAATCCGGAAAGCACAAAGAAAAAGTCAGAGTGTTATTAAAAAGAAATGAATCATAAAAAGGTACGCAAAGCTGTAAGTCTTTATCAGACCAAAAAGATTTTATTTTATTTAGATCTGTTCTTGGCTGGTAGTAGAATCCCTTAGATGCTGCATCGCTAGATATCTTAATCAGTCTCTTGTATCCTTGCTCATTTCTTGCTAAGATAACATATTTAGATTCTTTAGACACGGACTCTTTATCCTTCACAGATGAATCCTCACATACGCTCACTCTTAAACCAAAGACTAATTTTATGTTGTTGTTCTCGCAATTCTGAAAAGCCTCAAGGAAACCGTTCATACTGTCCTCGATTAGAAACACAGAGTCCATCTTGTTTCTCTTAGCTATCTCTATTATAGAGGATGGCTTTTTTGCGTTTGGCTCCTCGTTGTCTTCTAAGGTAAGTATTGACTTACCTATGCTATAGTGGGATTTAAATAAAGGTACAGACTGCATCTTCCTTTTTTTAGGATAACGCAAACTTTAAATAATGTCAAGTTAAAAATCTGAGAAGTCAAAAGCTTTAGATGAAGAAACAGATTTAGGGACATTAGACCAAGCTGGGCATCCTTCGTAGTCCTTCTTTGTTATCTCGTATTTTCCGTTCTTGTCGTCCAGATCTTCTTTAGAGAAGGCGCTTCTAATTATTTTGCCAGTTTCTTTATCTTCTAAGGCATAGAACTGAAAAGGCTTCCTAACTGGACAAATCCACTTTCCGGGTTTTTCACTACCACAAAGCCACCTATATTTTCTTCCTTCTTTAGCTAGATTTTCTTTAGCTTTGTTTTCGTCAAATACAGCTATTTGTTCAGCAAGGGACTCAAGGAATAATTCAAACCCTTCTAGTTCTTCTTTTGTTAGTTTTGGAGCTTCTTGCTCTGGAGAGTCAGGAAAACGGAGGAATAAGAATTTAACACTAGGAATAACTCCATCTTTCTTAAGAGTAGCTAAAGAATACATTAAAGCTTGGTAATTAGCATTTATTTCTTCTTTATTGAATTTAGATTTGCTGCTCTTGTAGTCCCAGATATCTATTTTATTTTTATAAAAAGCTTTTTTATCAATGAAGCCGTTAATAACAAAGTTTGACCCTTCTATTTCAAAATGCTCTTCTGGTTTTAATTCTTTTGAGCCTTTGCAATAAAAGTTATAATTTAGCCCTACATAAATCATTTGGTAAATTAAAGAAAGGTTTTCTTCGTCATCTACCCCTAATAGTTTTGCATGGCTGAGTACGTGCCTATGTACTGCCTTGCATTTGAATATTGATTCTGGACTCTTTTTAAGTCTATTAAAATACTTAGCTTTATGCCTAGGGTTAAGTAGTAGCTCAAAAACTAAATGTACGATGGTGCCTCTGTAGGCACCGTCGTTGCCGGTATCCGGCGTTTTTAAATTGTATTTAGAATAAAAAAGCCAACTACATGTATCTAAAGTCTTGATTTTACTGGCACTAAGCCGTACTTTGGGTTTGTTCATGAAAAAAGTTCCTTAAAAGGGTAGGTTCCTGCTGGTGCATTTCGTTAAAATCGTTATATCCTTTTGGTAGTTTTATTGTTATTTGATCGTAATCAAAAAAGTCTAACATTTTTTTTCTAGCTATGTAGGCTGCTTTGTTACCTGCTCCACTATTAGCGGAGTCATCATTAAAAGATATAAAAATTTTATCTGGATCAAGTCTAGTTAATACACTAAGCATGTCTGGTGATATAATTACACCAAAAGAGACTATTACATTTTTGATATTATTCTCCCATAAAGAAAGCATGTCTCCTATACTTTCTACAATTATAACAGATTTTTGTTTCCTTATTATTTGTAGATTGTTGAGAAGGGGATATCTCCATTTAGATTTGTTTCCTACGTGCTTCCATTTAGGCCTAAAGAATTTTGAATCTTCGTTATTGGTTGGGTTTAAGTCTCTACCGGAAAAACCAACTATCTTTTCTTGTTTGTTAAATATGGGAAAAACATATCTATTTGCCATTGTTGACTTCTTGCCATTTTCTGTTATTCCTCCCTTAAAGTGACAAAGAGTATCGTTGCTTATCCCTCTGCTATTCCAGTAAGAATGGTCTGGTATTAATTTACTTAATAATTCATTTTTAAAAATTTTAGTTTGTTTAAGTTGAGGAGCTCTAGATTCAAGATTTGACTCATTTGGGCTTACGCCTTTGTCTACAAGCCACTTTGTCGCTTCTCCGTGAGATTTCAGCCTAAGAGTTATCCTTATTAAATCCTCAAAAGAACCACCTATATCTTCTCTGAAGTCTTTCCATCTACCATTAGACTTATCTATGCTTAATACAGTATGACTACTAGAGTCTCTATATAAAGGTTTAGTTCTGTAATATTTACCTTGGTCGCTTAAAGAATAACCAATGTCAGTAAGTATATCTCTTATTTGATCTGGGTCAAAAGATGTCATAATAAGTTATCTCTCTCGCTTTCTGAATCATTAAGAGTGGCTTGCATGGCTCTGTTTTCAGATATAGTCTGTAAGGTTCCGTGTTCAGAAACGCTAAAGTTTTCAATGTTATAATTTATAAAGTTAGGAACATATTTGTATCTATTTCCTTCTGCTACTCTGACTAAGTCTGTATGCCCTTGGGCTTCTCTACCTTGGAACCTTGTGGCTAGAGGTATTAATTTATGAGTGCCAAACTCCCTACCTTCTTCAGATATCTCTTCTGGACTTTTTCTTCTAAAGATGGCGACAAAAGAGGCAAACCATTGCAACCTATCAGATTGAGCAATAGCACTACTATCATCCACACCACTCTCGGCAGATCTATTTAACTGACAAGCGGTAAGTAGTGGTATGTCTAACTCAAGAGTTAGCTCTTTTAAGGTATTTACTTTTTCGCCTATGAGCTCGTATTCTTTTTTATTGTTATCTTTCTCTCCGGTAAGTTTGATGTAATCATAGACTACAACGCAGTTATTCCCTCTTCCTACATGCGTGTAATACCATCTCCTAACTATAGAGCAAATTTCTTGAATAGGTTTTCCCGCTACAGTCATGTGCATGACGTTACGTTTAGCTTGATAAAATCTATCTTTATTTTCTTCAAACTTTTTAACCATGTCTTCGTTCTTTCTCCATTGACCAGTCTCTAAATACCAGACAGGTATTCCGGTAACTGCTGAAGCTATTCTGAATTGAACATCTACAGTTGACATTTCTGTATCAAGAATCAAAGCTGGGCATTCGTTTATAACAGACATCTCCGTAGCTAGGTGAGATAAAATAGTAGACTTTCCGTGTTTAGGTCTACTCACCCAAGCATATATATTACCTTTTCTTATGCCACCGAACATAGTGTTGAAATTATCATAAGGGGTTTTTAAACCCATTTCATCTTGAGGATCTAAGCCCCTTTCGTTTATGAGATCTTCTATACCGTCAAATAAAGCTTCTGGTTCATTAAGTTTAGAATACTCTTGTATTTTATTATTATATATTTGATCTGCTTCTGTTACTATAGAGTCAGCGTCTTTATGACCATTAGTTTTTACAAAGTCTTTTAATTTAGTAGCTGTTTCGTCTATTTCTCTTCTTATCCTTATTTTGCATAGCTCTTTGCATGCTTCTATTAAAGCTTCTTTTGTTATTTGAGTGAAATATATATCCTCAATATAATTAAAAATATCTACTTCGCTTTTGAAGGATACTCCTAAGTTCTTAATTTGATGAGCTAAAAGCGTTTTATCTAACTTTTTACCAGAAGATAGAATATCTTTTATTGTAGAGTATATAACATAATGCTCTTTTGAGACGAAATCTGATGTAGTGACGAATTTATCTACGTCAAAGAATACATCTGGGTACTTAAGTAAGCCGCCTAGAACGTGTCTTTCTATTTTGAGGGAGGATATATTGGGCATCCTAAACCAAGCTTAACATAAACATGAGTAAATATCAAGAAGAAAAATCCGAATCTTCATCAGAATCAAGATCATCAAACCATCCTTCGCTATCGTCTTGGCTTTCTGGATTCATAGTATCCTTCATTTGCTCTAAGTTAGCGGCTTCCATTCCTTCAATCCAGTATTCTGCTGTTTTTTGTAAAGCTAATAAGTGCATTTCAGTGTCAAACTTAACATAAGACCTAGCTGTGCCTACCTCGTCAAAGGCAAAAAGAAGAAAACCTCCACTAGAACATTCGTTTAATTGAGATAAAATAGAGTTAGGTATGACGAAGTTCTTTTTCATACTATGAATTACACTATAAATCCACTTTAAATTTATTTTTAAAAAACTCTTCAGATAGAAGGTTTACTTCATCGTGGTTAATTTCTATTAAGTTATACTTGTTTTGCTCTAACCACTCTAATTTTTTAAAGTCTCTATTGATAGACTTTAGGTAATTTACCCTAGAATTTGCGTGAAAAAACTTGTTAAAGTTGCCGTGTTGAGCTCCATTAACCTCAACTGCGATCTTTTTTGTGGCATTAAGTATGTCTACCTTCATTCTACTGCCGTAAACAGGAAATTCTTCGTAGACAATGCAAGATTTCCAGTATCTTTTTAAGAATTGTTTTACATCAAATTGAAGCTTTGACCTGCTTTTCCCGTCCCATTTTATTAAATATTTATTAACGCCTTTGTTTTCTAAGCGTCCATATATATTATAAAGCCTCACGACATAACTTGGTTGACCTGAGACTCTAGTTTTTTGACATAAGAAATAAGATTTGAGTCAGAAGCGTGATTCCTTTTGAATCTTTTAAAGTCTCTTTTAATCTCTTGTTTTAGGCCGCGCACGACCATATCCCTGCTGTTTACGATACCTTGCTTGACGCTACGGGTTCTCTTCAGCTTCTCCTTCTCTGCCTTTCTTTGCGCGTGTTTTGTTTTCATCTTCTCTTCTCGTTTGAATGCTTTTATAAGCTCTTCATAATCCATATATAAAAAAAATGGTGGTTGGATTATTTGTTTACCAACACCTTTTCGGCTCCCTAGAAACAAAGTTTCATATCAACCTACTTCGGACTCACCCACGTTTTCCCTCTGCCACTTGGCCGTTGGTACTTCCGCAGATGCTACGTTACCCCCTTGGGAGGAATTGTTCCGTCACACCGCCTCACTCCGTCGAGAGAGGAAATTCTTACTAACGTTTTATTATATTAACATAAGCCTAACTCTATGTCAAGCTAAAGTTTCCTTGAATTTATTATAAAAGTAATTAGTCGCTTCTGAGTTTTCTTCTAAGTAATTAAATAAACCATTCTTTCCTTGAAACTTCTCTGGTATATTTATCTTATTTGCTTCTAACTCTTTTACTACTTCTTCTGATACTTTAATCCAAGCTCCTGACTTTGTTACAAACTCATACTGAATTAAAAGATCAACAATTTCTAACTCTTTCCAAATACTAGTACCTCCTACTCTACCTCTTTTGATTGGGTAAGGAATCACAACATTAGTTTTTTCATTTGGAGATTTCTTAACTGTAACTTTAGACCATTGACCTAAAATTTTATTTGTAACTCTATCTGGTGCTTTTTTATCGTCTTCTAAAATATAATCCTTTTTATAGCGCGGTTCAAACTCTAAAATCCAATTAGCAAAGTGAAGCAGGGCATTGCCCCCTGTTGCTGAAGTTTGACGCACTGGAGCTTTAGAATAAGGGTCTAACTGTATGTCTGCTCTAACCTGACTAATAAAAATAGCCATATGGCCTCTCTTGGTTAGTGCGGTAGCTACTTTCTTCATAAAGACAGAACTAATAGTAGCACCACCAGCAACCTTTGTTGCGTCGTCTAGAGCTTTTTCGCTGTCTCCTTTAGTTTGAAGACCGTCAACAGAGTCGAGTATAAAAAGATACTTTTTTCCTTCTTCGTTAAATTGAATAAGCATCTTCATCATATCGAAGACAGATTCGTAGATGTTACTTTCGTAGATAAAACAAGTCCCGTCCTTCCAGCTCTCTGGCTCCCTTGTATCAACAAAAGGGACACCACACCTTTCCCTCATTTCTGGACTTAGTCTACCTTCGCATTTGAAATATACAGCTCTAGAATTGGGCATCTTCAAGAAATGCTTGGTGACTTCCAAAGCTTCTGATGTTTTACCTCCTTCATTTATTCCACAAAAACGATGAAGTCCCGGGCCTAGTCCTCCACCTGTCTCGATATCTAAAGTAAGAGACCCTGTAGAGACTTTGTATTCGACAGTTTCCTCGTAGTTGTAGTGGTCTTCTTTGTGTGTTTTTAGGAACGAAGATAATTGTTCCGCTGAAGTTACTATACCTTCTTTATTTACTTTCTTCTTTACTGCCATCTCTTAAAAATTCTAATAATGTTTTGGGTTTTCTTTTGTTTATTTTAGGGTCTTCCCCTATCTTCTCTTTATCTAGTATAGCATGTTCTTTTCTGAAGTCAAGCTTAGAAAGCTCTTTTTGTTTATTTAAATAATTTTTAAACTTTTTTGTACGAAACTGAGCTAAGCTCTCTATCTTAATACCGTCGAAAGAAAGATCTTTGAATATTTGTTCTCCATGATCTTTTATTAAAGATTTAGCAATTACTATTTCTTTTGGCCAGTTTACTTTTTCTGGCTCTTGACAAAACTTCCAGACAAGATACTGATAAATATTATTGATTTTCTTCTTCTTCATTAAGTATCTTTTTAGTTTCTTCCCAATTTTCTACTTGCCAAAATATATCAGCTTTTTGAGCTAAGGAATAGTCGTTTCCTCCTTTATCACATTTATCACCGAAAAATATAATAGTGTCTTCTTTTAAGTGTTCGACTACTTGACCTTTGTTGTTTCCTAACGGTTGTATGTCTAAGGAGATCTGACCTCCTATCAGAGCTTCTATTTTGTATTTATTTTTAAATTTTTTATTAAATTGATTAGCTAAGACTTCTCTTTCTTTATTGTCTGTATCCCATTTAGAATAATACTGCCTTAGTTGGTTGTCGGCTCCGCGACCAACAATGCTAAAGTTAAGAGTGCCAAATCTGTATTCGAAATGAGGAGGTTTTCTATATTGGAAAGTCGAAGAGTTGACCTTAGAAGACAGCCAGTCTTCTATTTCATGTGGAAGCTCAAGTTCTTTTCGGTAAATATATTTTTCTCCATCCCAGTACTCATTACCCATAGATGAAAAAACTCCTTTACATTTATTAAGTATGAAAACAGGGACTTGCTCTTTTATTTTTGGTAAATCGCTACCAGAAACTAAGTAAACGTTTTTATTATCCATCCAAGAAGAAAAAAAGTCCGAAAACTCAGGACTCATTTCTTGTCGGGGGTCTGTTAGAGTACCGTCTACGTCAAATAAAAAACAAGGCTTTAAACCATTATGCATAACTATCTAAGTCGCATTGTACCATGTCCTCTATCATTTTGTCAAATGAAATTTCACGATTCCATCCGAGTTCTTTTTCAGCTAGAGATGGATCACCATGAAGCAAATCAACTTCTGCTGGCCTAAACCATTCTTCGCTAATCTCCGCTAAGATAGTATTTTCTTGAAACAGTCTAAATTTTGCGTCCAAGCCTTCTCCGCTCCAAAGACCCGGTATACCTGCCGCTCCAAAAGCTTTAGTAACAAAGTCTTTAACAGAGTTGGTCTCTCCACTAGCCAAAACATAATCTTTAGGTTCATTTTGATTAAGCATGAGCCAAACGCCTCTCATAAAATCTCTACTATCGCTCCAATCACGTTTAGATTCTATATTGCCTAATTTAAGAGTTTCAAACTTTTCTTTATTTTTAGTTTTATGTTGTATTTCTGCTACTTTTTTAGTTATCTTCCTAGTGACAAATTCTGCTCCCCTTCTTGGGCCTTCGTGGTTGAATAATATCGAGTGAACAGCATAAAGATCATAAGACTCTCTGTAAACTTTAACTAGGTGCCTAGCTGCTGCCTTAGAGGCTCCATAAGGGCTCCTAGGTTTGACTGGGTGCTTTATATCCTGAGGACTATAATCAACATCACCAAACTCTTCAGACGAACCAGCGCTATAAAATCTACAGTCAGGTTTGTGTTTCCTAATGGCCTCTAAGCATCTTATTACTCCAGACGCGTTAATATCGAAAACACTCAAAGGAGTATCCCAACTAACTCCTACGAAAGAATTAGCTCCAAAATTAATAAAGTAGTCTGGTTGTATTTTAATAACCAAGTCATCAATACTAGCGGAATCAGTAAGATCTCCATCGACTAAAGAAAACCTGTCATGAGCAATAAAGGATTTTATGTTTGATAAATTAGGAGTCCCAGATCGACGTTGCATTCCGTAAACTTTATTATCTGTATTATTTAGTAGATACTCAGCCATATTTGAGCCATCTTGTCCAAGGATACCTGTGATTAGAACTCTCTTACTCATATTTTTTATATTATATTAAGAACTGGAGCATAAGTCAAGCATTTTATTAATGCCAGTCAGAAAAATTTATAGACCTATTATTTATTTCTTTCATTATAGATTCTTTATTTTCTCCAGTTTTTTCATCATGAAATTCTACTACAAGTTGATTGACATAGCTTAGAGAATCATCTTCTATCATCTTATTCAAAACTTTATATTCAGCCCCTTCTATGTCCATCTTTATAATTATGTTGTCTTCTTTTTTAAAATTATTTAAAATAAACTCAGAAAAATCAAAAGCTTCAACGTTGACTTTTTCTTCCTCTTTATGTACAGTCATGTTCCATTTAGACTTTTCTTTATTTAGCGTGCTTGCTCCTGTAAAAGCATTATCTTTTCCGTATTTATCTACTTTCACAACATAAAAGGGTAAAATGCAATTACTTACCCAGACAGCTTTTTCTTCTAACTTGCAGAAAGAATGTCTATCTTTATGAGCTTGGAATAAGTATGGATTAGCCTCGAATGCAAAGTATTCATATTTATCTCCTTTTTGATTGTATGTGTCTTCAGTAACGTCTCCTACGTTGTATCCACAGTCTATGAATATATTCCTCATTAGTCTAGTTCGTACTGTTTACAGTTTAAAGTCTTTCCGTTTAGCTTAAAAGACTTAGTGTTTTCATTGATGTAAGAGTTTTGTTTATTTAATTTAGGCCTTATGAAAAAAAACAATACATCTCTAGGTTTAGAGTTTAAGGAGGGGCAACTAGCCCTATGGAATATATTAGGAGTATGAACGACGTATGTCCCAGCAGGACCAACTACATTGTTGACTTTCCATCCTTTCTGTTTTACATTTTCTTCTACAACTTCAGTAGGTATTCTGGAGCCAGCATAAATCTGAGGAGAGTGGTAATTAGGAGCTATCCTAAATGATTCTAAAACGGGGGCATCTCCTTTTTCGTCTGTCAGGTATTTAAGACAACCACTATCTTCAGTGACCTCATTTAAATAAACGAAAAACTTCAAAAACTCTCTAGGACAATCATCGTAATGCCATTTCCAAGAAGATTCGAGCTTGTCTGTGTCCCATTCAGTTTTCATGTCAAATTTACTAGGGGTATTTCTGTAAGGATGTAAAAATTCTATTGACGCTCTACAGCCAAATAAATGTTCCTCTAGTATTGGCATAAAATAATCAGATAGTATCTCTATTTCTTTTATATCTTTCCACTCGTTTATTCTTATGGCGTGGCTATCATTGTAGCAGCCTATATTATTATGTATTTTGTGACAGAATTTTTTATGTATTTCTGATATTAAATTTAAATCTAAATCTCCTAATATAGAATCATCAATAGTTAAATCGTAGAGTGAGTTATATTTTCTTTTTATTTTGGTATTGAAAGGCTCTCTACATAAAGCATAGTGTTCTTTGTATGTCATAATTAAAATCCGTGATACTCTTGTCCGTAACCGTGATTAAAAAAAGAACTATTTGGAAAACATGAAGAAACGTAAGTCCAAAAAAGCTTATATTGATATCTATAAGAGTCTTCGTTATAGAAAGAAGGCATGTTAGTTTTTCCTTTCTCGAATGCATGTTCCCCTTTCCTTATGTAAGAAGTTCCATCTAAACCCACAAAATGTACTTCCTTAACACCTAAAACGCAAGCGAAAATTATCATCCTAACGCAAGCTCCTAGTTTACTGTAAAAATCAGTATGCATTAAGAAATACTTTTCGTAGTCATCGAAAGAATAACCTTTCCATCTATCATGTATCTCAAAACCTATCATTGGTTCGAATTCATCCCTGTAGTCTAGGAACTCTTTTGATTTAATATCTGGCTCTCCCATTATCATAGCCATGTCTATTTTTGTGTTTTTTAATGTAGGGTTTAAATAAAAATGATTACATGACCATAGATAATCAAAGTTTAAAGAATTGAAATCTAAATTGTTTGTTGAAGGGCCTCCTCCTATTATTAAAATTTTAGAATCTTTATATTTACTAAAATGAGAACGTTTAGAAAAGACTATACACTCGCTTAGGGCTGGATCATCAATAACATGATCTGGAAAATGACCGGCTTCATTTTTAACAAAGCCAATAAAAGATCCTTTTCTTCTGTGACTCTCAAATGGGCTCATTCTTAGTAGACCTTCTTCTATGCAATCTTTATGCCGTAAAAGTTTTGGAGTGTATTCCTCTTCTAAATTTTTCTCAAACTTGCTCATTATGTTGCTGTATCCCAGTTATCTTTTTGTTTGCTCAAAGCGTCAAGAGCTTTTAAAAAACCTGCTCCATCGTGAAAGTGACCTTGCCATACTTCTATAACTTTAAGTTTATTTGAATCTAGAAACATAGAAAAATCTCCAATGTTACCAGAACCAATATCTAAACCTTCTCCATCTACTCCTTCTGCATCAGCAAGATGGAAATGTCCAATTCGAGACTTTAGTTGGTTGTACCAATCTAGCCAGCTTTCTTTAGAATACTCAGCGGAAAGCGATAGGTGACAAAGGTCTAAGGTTATATCTATATCGTGTTTATTTATATAATCAATATCACTCTGAGAATTAAATAAATCCAACTTTACAGAGCCTCCGAAGTACCAAGCATAAACAGGCAACCATTGTGGATATATTGACTTTGGGAGATAATTAAATAGTTCCTCTAATATATCTTCTCTTTTCCTTCCGCATTTTTGAGAGAAACTTCCTATTATAGGTACGTTCTTTCCTATTTTATCACTTATTTTTTTAGCAAATTCTTCTGTCCTTTTTATTAACTCTCTACTGTCATTTCTAGTATCTTTATTTGTGGATATTGGGTCTACTATCCTGTTTCCTTCTAGGTAATCTGGCAGATGTATTGATATATAATCATCTTTATCAACTTTAGATGATGAGTCTATTAGTTTATCAGAAAACACTTCTGTATAAGATAGATGAAATTCATACACTCCTGTATTTATGAGTTGTCTGTATTTGTCTATATCGTGAATCCTAACAGGGATGCCTACTAAGTTATCTCTTGCAAAAGAAGAGAGTTTGTCTTTATTGTAACTTGTTATTTTAGTAAAGTGCCTATTTGATAAAGCCTCACCTTTATTTAAATTTATAAATAACGGTTTGTTAGAAAAGTCTTCTAGATATTCTCCAACTGACATACCTACACGCGGAGCCTTGATCTCAAAGTCAGACAAGCTATGAGATATAGAATCAATACAATGCTTTTTTGCATACATTCCTGTACCTAGGTTCTGCATATTAAGTATCTCTCCTTGGTTTGGTAGCCTATTTTTGTCGCCCATTATATCGTTCATATTACGAGCGTATCTATCTAGTAATTTGAAATCTGATAGCTCAGAACTAGAGGAGTCGTCTAGCCCTTTTCCTTTTGAATTATTAGTGAGATGTCTCTCTATCCATTTTGCTCCAATAGCCATAGCCATTAAACAGACCTCTATATCTTCATCGTGACTAGAGTAGCCAACTTGGGTAAAGCCTAACTCTTTTAATTTTTTTATAAAAAGTAAATTTTGAGCTCCGAGCTTTGTTGGGTAATTTGGGACACAGTGAAAAATAACTAAATCTTTATTAATAAATTTAGTTAAAGTATCTTCTATTTTTGTTACTGAGTGACCTCCTGTGCTAACCATCACTTGTTTTTTAGTGTTTAATAGTTCTTTTATTAGGTTGTAGTTAGTACACTCTGCAGAAGGAACTTTAAAGAAGTCAAAGCTATTAGAGGCTGATCCAAAAACTTTATAATCTTCAACTCTAAAAAAACTAATACCAGCCTTCATACCTAATGACCTAGCTAAATCAGCAAGTAGTGTTAAGTCTTTTGGATTTAAATCTGTTCTGTTTATTTCTGCTGAAAGTATTTCGTCTCCTATTTCATTAGAAGACTGATAAAATGTTGAAGTATCCCTAAACTGAAACTTTACACCCCAACAGTTAGCGGAGGCTGCTTGTCTAACTAGAGATTTAGCTTCTTCTAGGTCGCCGTTATGATTGCAACCTATCTCAGCTATTATAAATGGCCTATTTTTGTTCACCTTAATCCTGAGCTATACAGAGACTCGCACATATCAAACTGCCACTGGTAATCTATATCTAAGCATTCTCTCTCTTGCATTGGAAAAAGTTCTATATCTCCAGATTTGTTAAAATCTCCCATCCAAACACCTTCTCCTATCTTGTCCATTCTACCTGCATAAAGGCAATGAGCTGCCTCGTAAGTCTCTTCTACAAATTTACTATTCATAACAGCATGTCCTTCTGGCCAAGGAGTGACTAAGTCAAACTGTTTATTCCAAAAGTAATTTTTCTTTTCCATAACGCCAAACATACCATCAGCTTCAGAGTTTATATAAGCTTTAGTGAAATTTTCTATAGTTTCTGTTTGTAGGAAAGGAGCGCAAGCATTTATAAGAACACAATATTTGTAAGGTAGTTTATTCCACCATTCATACATTAAGCTCATAGGTGTCCCTTCTGAGTTAGCTGATTCTTCAGACCTATTAAAAATATTAACTTCTTTTTGTATACATATAGACTTTAGTTCATCTTCGTATACAGATACAAAAAATTGAGAATTAGGTATAAAGGAAGAGGAGCTTATTTTGTCTAAACATATATGCATTAAAGTCGTACCAGAAAAGTCTTTTATCATTTTTTGGGGAACTCTTTGGGAGCCTAGTCTTGCTTGAATTAAAAAAAGTACATCTTCTATTTTTTTCATGATAGTATGTTTAATTTTATATCTTTGGATTCTATCCATTCTTTTATACTTGGGACGGCTGCTGCATTAGATTCCATATCCCAAGATATTTCACAGCCTCTATTATACATGTTTTCTTTTTCTTTCTCGTTATAAAAATGACTACCATGGCCATTTAAATCCCAACCTATTGTATTTATAGACTTAACTCCAGCATGTATAGCTGTGTAGAAAACTGTTTCTATCATGATTCCGGGACCTGTACATCTTTCTGTACATGTTTTGCTTATGAGAAAGTCGTCGTAGTTTCTTTTTACCACGAGAGTGTTTTCCTTCCCGCCTATTTCTTCAAGAAGGGGGATTCTGAAAAATATATCACATCTTTGATCTTTATTCCATCTTGTTCCTTCTTCATAATTGCTACTTGCTATTACAGCCTCCGGTTTATGATTTATATACCTATAGGGTATATTCATATAATCCAATGGTAAATTTGAGCAATTCCAGAAATGAAAGTCAGTTTCTTCTTCGAACCTGTCGTAGGCCTGTTTAACAGAAAAGACTAAGTTATTTCTTAGTTTTTCTCTAGTCTCTTCATTGTCGTATTTATTGAGAGAAGGTCCACATGCTAATATATAGCAATCTTGACCTGACTTCGAATTTTCTAAATCTTTAAGATCCACCGTGTTTATAATTATAACAACAACCTAGAAGTTTGTCAAGAAGTAATAAAAAGCCCCGCCCTTGAGGGACGAGGCTTTCTGAACAAATAATAACAAATATTAAGATTGCTTTTCTTTTTCTGATTTGGCTGCGTCATCTCCTGAGCTTAGCTGCCAATACTTCATAGGTGAAAACTTAGCTAGGTAAGCGCAGACAAGTTGACTTGCTGTAATTGGCTTTAAGAAAAAGTTTATAGGTATACCAGCTTTTCCTTCTGATGCCTTAACTACGTAGTCATCGAAAGCTGTCATAAGAGAGTTAGTGTCAATGACTTTATTCTTTTCTATATCTCCTTGTTTCAAGCTACTGACTACAGTCTTCAGATAATCGGAATTTAAATCTTTGAAGCTAGCTCCGTCTCTTGCTTTCTTGGCTCCAGCGGCCATTCCAGCATTTACGCTGTTGTCTGAAGCTGACTGAACAGAAGCAAGCTGATCCATAACATCTTGAGCAGATGGTTGTAAGGTTTTAATTGAAGAGGCTACTTCATTAGATTTAAGGGTAGGTATGATTCCCATAGTAATAACATCAGCGTGAGCTTGAACATTGCTAGTGCTTAACATATTTTTGACGTTATTAGAGAACTCTGCATCTACTCCGAAGCGCCCTTCCATATGAGCGAAGAATCCGCCTTCTTCGAATTGAGTCTCTAAAGCGCTAGTAGAAGAACGAGAACTTTGGCTGGAGGTTGTTTCATCCATTTTAAGTATATGAGCCATACCAACAAAACTAGAACCATAAGTCGCGCCACTAATCAGTTTCATACCCACTGTTTGATCTTTAATTCTTTTGGCCATCGAATCCTCATCGGTAGTGTTTATGCTTTTGCCTTGTCCGGGATTATAAACATTCCAAGCTCTAATGCCTTTTTCTGGATCAAGAATAAAAGGAGCGAAAATATCTGCGGCTTTATGAGTGCAGGTTGCTGTAATAATTAGTGTTCCCTCTATACTGTGATTGGAAGTCTGACTTAATACAGAATCATGTACGCTGCTAGCAGCTTGAGCTCCCCAACTTGGTCCGAAAATAGTAGAAACTTTAGCTGAAGCGTGTGCGGCTAGACTACTGGCGTGAGCGTCTGACCCGTCTTGTTCGTTCTCGTTTCTAATATATTGAGCATCTACGATCATAGAGTCGGAGCTTATATCCATCTTTTTGATCGATGACTTGTTCCAATCTATTGGTGATTCTACTTCAGCATTAACTGAGTCGCTACCTTTTACTTTCTTTTTTGCTGCTTGGACTTTAGGTCCTTGCGCGAGAACAGTTGTAGCGTAAACTCCTGCTTGTTTAGCTAAATCTGATTTTACTTTATTTATTTGGGTCGTAAACTTAGAAAGATCTTTTGAGTCTACTTGCATGTTGATCAGCTCTTGCAAAGTAATAGCGAGGCTTCTCTCTGTCGCAATTAGCGAGTTAAGGTCGTCTTGAGCTAAGTCGATAGGTCTCTTTGCTTCCGCTACTGCTTCTAGAGCAGCTATCTTTCCGGGGTCTGCAACGTTGCCTAATACTAATGATGGGTCAAATGGAATTGATGTTGGCATAATATTTTATTTTTTATTAAATTTATATATAATTACACTAATTTGATAGAGATTTGTATAATTATCATAGCATGTGTAACTTTTGCTTAGCATGAGCGATAAGCCATCTGTCTTTTTTATCTAAATGTGATCTAAGATGATCGTCAATCTGTTTAAGCATTTCGGGCTTTTCACCCATATGAGTGTCTCTTACTTTTTGTATACCCTGTACGACTTTAAGTAGTGTTGAGCTAGCTCCGGTAGCTGGCATAGCAAATGGAGCAACGACTCCTACAATTTTAACACCTATAAATAAAACAACTAAGAAGATAACAACGCCAACGATCCAATATACTTTGCTCATTAAGCTAGAATACTTGGTTGCTTGAAGTGCGTTTTCTTGGTTTATTGCTTTTAGCCTTGTCTGAGCATCTTGTAATTGACCAGATAAAATCCTGTTTTGATTTTGTATAGCTATGAGTTCTTTATCCATTGTAGCCAAAATCTTTTGTCCGTTCTCAACTTGTTTAGGATCTGTAGAGAGAAGACCTGTCACCATTTGGTCTGATTTCATAGCGTTCTCCATAGAAGGTGGCCCTAGTGCAGTTACCCCTCTTGTTGTCATTTGTTTAGCCACTTTAGATTCTGGTGATGGATCTGGATCTTTTTGTAGTGCTTGGTCAGCAGCGTAAACAAACGTTCTTCCGCTTTCTACTTGCTGATTATCATTATTTTTCTTTTCTTGCTGTATGTTCTCTACTACTTTTTCTTGTTTGTTAAACTTTCCTAGTGGAGTGGCGCATCCAGCCATAACAACCAAAGATAAAGCCATAATATAGAAAACATCCTTAAAATAGTTATTCTTTTCTTCTTTCATAGATACTTATCCTTTATAATCTCTAAAACCTCTTTACAGTTATTGATATTTATTTCTTTTTTACAATTTTTTAAACTATCTTTTATATGATTATCGTATGTTTTAATAGTTTGTTCGAAGCTTTCTTCTATTTCGTTTTTCTCGCAATAGCTCTTTAATGCTCCAGAAAACAAAACTGTTACAATTAAACAAACAGCAGCCGATTTCTCGTCCTTCTCTTCATTCTTCTTTCTAGATATGTCTAAATTAGGTTTAAGATCTTTTTGAGACAGGCAGAAAAAATAATTATGTAGAGAATCTGATAGAAAAAGACAATCTTCATCTGATAGGCCTTTTTTGTAGCCCTCTTTAAAAACCATTAATTGAGATGAAATTTTAGAATCTATCTTTTTTAAAATTTTTTTATTAAGTCTCTTTTTGGAAGCTTGCCTAACTAGTTCAAGTCTATCGCTTTCTTCCTCTGTTAATTTTTTAATTATAGTTTCTTCGGACTTTAGTAGTTTTGCTATATAAGAAACTGTAGAGTTATTAAGCATATCATTGTTTTTCTCTATACTTCATACCTCTTCTTTTTTTAGAGTATTTCTTCTCAGCTTTTTCTCTAATAGGGTCAGTGCCTCCCATGGCGTTTTTTCTTTTTTCGCTAAGCTCTTTAGAGTAATCCCATATATCACCCATCGTTCCTTTCATATCTTTAGTCTTTTGTCTAAACTGTTCTGCAGAAAAAGGATCTGATGCCGCATCGATAGACATATTTGGTACAGTAAAAACCCTATCAAACTCTACTCCGTCTTCGGAATAAGTATGCTCTTCTTTTATCGACTGAAGAACTCTAACAACTTCTCCTGTCTCTGGGTTTTCATAAAAATACTCAGGCATATCTATAGTTCGTAAATTAAATCTAATATTTTATCTGTAGTCTTAGCGTAGGTAAAATCTTTTTGTAGTTTTAATCCTTCTTGATTAACTTTATTTGATTCTACTCTTTTTATTGCTTTTTCACAACTTTCAATAAACGATTCTTCATTAAAGTCAAATATTTGACCTTGGTTATAATCTGATCCTTTATGAAAAAACACTCCATCATTAGAATCAATTTTGGAATCTGGCTCAAGTAAAACGCTGTTTGCCTCGTTAGCCCACTCCTTATAACCTGTAGCGTTCATAATGACTGCATGTTTACCGATAGCTACAGAATGAAACTCAGGCAAACCCCATCCTTCGCCACCAGAACATCCAAGAATTATGTCAGCAGAATTTAAATAATCGTTGTATACATTGTTTTTAGACATATAATCAAGAAACTGTATATTGAAATATTTTTTACCACCTAAGATTCTATTAATTAGAGCTGGCATTTCTTTTTTAAGAAAATGATTATGAATAGAGCATTGTAAATGATACCTTTTATCTCCACCAAATCTTTTAGCCCAAGAGCTAATTATCTTTTGATGCCTTTTTCTTTTCTCTAATTTACCGCAAAGGTTAAATACTATTCTTCCGTCATCGTAATAATTCTTATCGAGTTTTGAAAAATGCATTGAGTCAAAACCTAAAGGTATGACGGTTGTGTGGCAAACATCTTCTTTATTAAAGATTTCCTTAGAATGCTCACATGTAAATGCTAGCCTGTCTATGTTGTTAGCTATGTTAATCTCTGCTTTAGTTGGAGAGTCTAATTCATAAAAAGACAACATCACATTCCTTCTGGAAGGATTGTTTAGAGCTGTAGCGTTTAAGTGCCACAGTTGAAATACTGGGTTTTCTTTATTATGGTTGGATGCAGTTTTCCTTATGCAGTCCTTTAACCATTTTAAAAAATTCTTATCAAGAGAATAAGATGATACATCCTCGTTAATAGGAAATAAGCAAGGCTCAAGCCCCTTTTTGTATAGCTCATTTAAGATACAAATAGAGACTTGGCCAAAGCTTAGACCATTAATAGGAAGATTTAGAGCAAACTCACTCACAGCAGAGCTTCGCTAGTCTCCTCCTGTTTTTCTGTAGTATTATTTGCTGTTTCTGTTTCTGGTGTTGAACCAGCAGGCCTAGAAAGATAAATCCTGAAGTCAGGAGAATTCTCAGACTTCTTATCTTTATTGTGAAAGGCCACTACATTAATCTTTTTCTCCTCACCAAAATCTGTTTGAACTTTGATGTGCCCTGAGAAGTATTTCCTGCCAGAACCTTGGGCTTCCTTTGTCCACAAGGCTCCTAGCTCTCTCTTCTCCCATTCGTTATTAGACTTACTTGTATCAGCCATACTTCAACCAGTATAAAACAAACCTAAACAGTTGTCAAGTTTTTTATTTTGATTTTTAATATATCTGCTCCTCTTCTATGTAAGTTTATAGCCGTCTGAGAGCTGAATCCCATTTTTTTCCCTATCTCAGACCAAGTCATCTTTTTTCCAGAGAAATATCTAAGAGAGTAAACTTTAGCAACTCTTTCATCTTGTATTGAGCCTAAAGCCTTATTTAATTCTTGTCTTAAACTTATTTTTTCTATAGGGTTAGATACGAATAAATTATCATCAGTAAAAATTTTATTCTTATATCTCTCCTTCAATGCACAAGTTTTTCTAGATTTATTCATTAAATGTAAGCATTTATATTTAGTTATATTGCTTAACCAAGTGCAAAAGCTAACACCTTTATCTATATTAAAACTCTTTATTGACTCATAAATTATCATATCTTTATCATCTAGTATATCAGCAGGGTCGGCCCCTGACTGTTTCATTGATGAAATGAACCTAGAGTACATAGATAGAAAAACAGGAGAGTACCTGTCTATTAATTCAGATAATGAAGATTCACACTCTTCATCTTGGACTTTTTTTATTTGGGTATTATAATTTTTCATAATTTAAAAATAAATAAAAAGGAGGATTCCGCAAGCGGAATCGGCGTATTTTTTTAGCGCTCCGCTTGCATAAGAAAGAAAGTTATTTTGATGTGGGCACACTTCACCCAACTTACAATAAAAACAATTACAAAAGAACGCTTCAGCTTCCATATTAGTTCTATTCGCAGGGGGTTATTCCCTTTTCGACCCTATCTCTCAAGAGTCTAGCTAATGACTTTCGTAATCTATTTTTTTAGTATAATTATTTAACAGTAGAACTTTCTTAGATGTATACTTCTCTCAAACGCCGCCTGCACCCGCTTGTAACGCTCTATTATTCATAGTATTGAGAAGCCCCTTCGGGGTTGTTGGTCTCTTAAGAGTTTACCAGACTTGCTTCCGCTTAAACTGTCATCATACTTTTGGAAGTATAGAATAAGCTTGACTTTTTGTCAAGTCTTTTTTAAAATTAAAAAATGAGCAGGTTAACTTGGTTTGAATACGGAATGGAACTAGCTAAGACAGCATCTCTAAGAAGCGAAGACCCATATGTACAAGTTGGATGTTGTATACTTAGGCCAGATAACAGCATAGCTTCTTTAGGATATAATGGTGCTCCTCCGGGCGTAAATATTGATTGGTCAGATAGAGATAATAGAAGAAAGAGAGTTATTCACGCAGAGACAAACGCTTTAAGATTTATAAAACCGGGAGAAGCGAATAGAATGTTTGTGACTTTAATGCCTTGTTCAGATTGTCTTAAAAATGCATCCTCATATGGAATTGATCAAATATTCTACGGTAAGACTTATGATTTTGATACATCAGCAAAAGACTTAGCAAAAGAATTTAGAATAACATTACAACAGATAAATAAATGAAAAAAGTATATATAAAAAAAACAAATACTCTAGCAACAACCCCAACTAGAGCTAATGATTCAGACGCAGGATATGACCTATATTCAAACGAATCGGGATTTATTAAAGGACGAGGGCGAGGAATAGTAAGAACAGGAATCTCGATAGCTATACCTCCCGGTTACTATGGTAGAATTGCTCCTAGGTCAGGTTTAGCAGTAAAGTTTGGTATAGACGTACTAGCTGGAGTAGTAGACTCGGGTTACAGAGGAGAAATAGGAGTCGTTCTTCAAAACCTTTCTGATAATACTTTTAACTATAAAGAAGGAGAAAGAGTAGCTCAATTAATACTAGAACAGTGTAATACTATAGAGTGGGTTAAGGTTGATGAATTAGATAACTCACAAAGATCAGATGGAGGCTTTGGTAGTACAGGTAGTTAAGACATTGGCAGCTTCTTTAGCTACTTTTGGGATACTTATAGTATGGTTTAATACTGACTCTTTTGTGCAGTACATTAGATTATTTAGGTTATCTAGATTCACTTATATTAAGGAATACGAACAAGAACTTTTCGAAAACCCAGATTTAAGTTATTTAGATTTTGCTTATTTCAAAGAGCCTTCTTTTTTTAATAAATTAATTAGTTGTCCTTATTGTTTTTCTTTCTGGATCTCTTCTGTGACTAGCTTAATAGCAACTGGTGATCCTTTATTGGGTTTTGTTGTATATCCAATATCTCTAATTACATACCTTATTTTTATTAAAATTTTTTTAAAAGATGCCTAAAGGACTTCTAGTTTTAAGTGGCTGCGGTAAATTTTGTTCTTTACTTTTGTCTAAGCCTATGATAATATTAAAAATACCGGCGCTAAAGCGTTTAATTGATCAGTGTTCCATCTCTTTGACTGGTTGTAACTGCAGTAGGAAAGATAGAAATAGACTAGCTCAGAAAGGTGCATTTGAAATACTTTCTAGTCTAGATAAGGAAGATAAAGATCATTTAAAAAACCTTTACGACGAAAAAGAATACAAAGGTATAAACATAGAATTCGAAAGTATAAATAAAAACATAGTAATATGATTAGATCAGACGAAGAAAAAAAGAAAATGGCGGACATTAATAAGAAAATGGTGGATAAGGTCGTTAAGGTCGTAGACACTATAAATGATTCTTATTGGGTGGGTAAGGTTATGGGAGTAATTGATCACGAAACATTTTCTATAAGAAGAAATAAAAACAGTGAGCCTAAAGACATCAACATGTTCAACGTTAGGTCCATGTAATGAACGTATCTGAACTAAACATGTTCGACAGAATATACTTTGAAGCAGACTTGCCTTTAGATAAATTACCTAAAGAGTTACAAGATCAAGATATTTCAGAGCTAGAATTTCAAACTTCTGACCTAGGAAATAGTATGGAAACTTGGTCTGTTTCTTCAGCAGGAGAATTGTTTCACCACGAAGTAGAGCAAGAAATTATTAAAGATTCTCAAGAAAGTTTTTCTGTTAAGGAAAACCATAAAGGGATAAAGAAAGCAGAAGATACTATCTCTATCCATTTCTACAGAATCTTTGAATGTGAAGAGAAAGACTACTGGGTATCTTTCGATGCTCTTTTCCATAAAGGCAAATTAGTGTTAGTAGACTTAAGTGAGTTAAACGAAGTAGACAAAGAAGAGAGACAGAAAGCTAAGGCTCAAGCCGATGAGCTTGTAAGAGACATGCAATCTAAAATGAATAAGAAGACTATTGCAGTTTTATATCCTGTCAAATTTGCTATAGGAATATCTCTTATTGCTTTAAATTGGTTAGGTAGAAACTTGTCTAAAATTAATTCAAAGATATGATTGGTATTAGCGGAATAGCCACCTCAGGTAAAGACCTTTTCTGCAGATTACTTCTTAAGGAAATGAAAGGTTATAGGATTGCTTTAGCCGACCAATTAAAAGAAGAGATTAGGCCTTATATTACAAAAAAGTACGGAGTAGACGTTGTAAACTGTTCTACTGAATCTAAAAACAAAGTAAGAGACTTTTTAGTATTTTACGGAGGTTTGAAAAGGTTCCAAACAAAAGGTCAATATTGGACAGATATAGCTCAAAAAAAAGCGGACTCCTGCAAGAGCACTCCAATAATAACCGATATTAGATATGACGATTACGAAAACGACGAAGTAGACTGGGTTAAAAATAAAAACAAAGGTGTTTTGGTTCATATAAGAAAGTACTGGGAAATTGAAAACCTATTTGAAATGAAAAGGCACTACTTCGATCCTCCTAATGAGGACGAAAAAAGAAACGACCCCAAACTAATGTCTAAAGCAGACTATCTAATAGAATGGCCTCACATAGAGAACAAAAAAACAAAAGAAATAGAAGATATTTTAAAACCTTTCGTCAAAGAATTTGCCGAATGGTACAAACATAGGAGCTAAACATGTTTTACGAAGCATTAATAAAAAAATACGAAGCGGAGATCTCTGAGTCGCTAGCGACTCTTCAGGTCTATTTAAACAAAAGTGTTGGTATTGGAGAGCATTCCGATCTAATAACAGAACTAGATAAATATATCTCTAAATTGTCAGCAGCAGAAGATAATCTAGAGACACTCAAGAGACATAAAGACACACTATCTGTGACTACAGGTGTGACAGAAAGTGCCGAAAGTCTAAAAGGTTATACATTAACAGCCTAAAAAGCTAATAAATAATAAAATTTAAACTTGGCACGTAAATTGCATATATAAAACTATGAGTAATACATTATCATTCAACAACATGGGCCTAAGTAACATATCAGATATGTTCAGATGGGCAGACGAAACACTTAACCACGCTTATGACGATGAGTGGCTTAGCGCTTGGAGAACAGGCGGACCTAGTAGAGTAACAGGAAAAACTAACTCTATTTTTTCAGAATCGGAAGATTCATATTCACTTTATGTACCTTTAACTGGGCTCGGTAAAGAAGATGTAAATGTCTCCGTGTTAGATGGAGTCGTTAAATTAACAGCTAAAGGGTCAGTCGCAGGACAGGAACTAGACATTTCTAAGACTCTCCCTCTTCCGACAAAAGCCGACCCAGAAACTTTGGAAGCTAAAATGGATAAAGGATTGCTGAGTATCTCAGTTCAAAAAAGGCAAAAGGATAAACAGAAAGTAATAACTGTATCGTAAGAGACAAGTAGCATCCTTAGAGCTTCTACATAAAATCACCATTGAAAGATGGTGATTTTTTTTATTGACATGGGGTTAAGTTTTGTATATAATATTGGGATATGATACAGTTCTATAAAGCAAATCCAAAGGTGACAGGAACAGCTTGTTCGTTTTCAGTAAACCCTAAAGATAAATCTGTCTACGCTAGTTTAATTAAGCAAAAAAGCTGGGATGACAAAAGCAAGACGGGTCGATTCGATGCCGACAGCAAATGTATCACTAAACTAAGCACTATGGAGCTTGGAGCATTAATTCATGCTATAGAAAGCAAAACTGATTGGTCAGCTTATCACGGAACACAAACAAGAGCGACTAAGATGAATTTTTCCCCATATTCACAAGGAGGAAATGAAGGGTTTAATTTTAGAGTAACCGCCGATTCCAAAGAAGACTCTGAGAATAAGTCCACTTACTCAATGGGTTTTAGATACGGAGAAGCAGAAGTTTTAAAACAGTATTTTAGTTTTGCTATGCAATCTATCTTTCAGCAGTCCCATGAAGATATGCTAGCATCAATGTCCGGAAATAAGAAGACCCCTTATTCAAATAAACCTCAGTCACAGAAAAAGGAAGAATCCGTAGACGAAGATGTCGTCTGGTAAAAAGAAAAAACTACTATTCCATAGTGACTCAGCCTTAGCTAAAACTGGCTTTGGAAGAAACTCTAAGGAAATCTTATCGTACTTGTACAAAACAGGCAAGTACGAAATTTTTCATTATTGCTGCGGCGTAGCCAAAGGCGACTCAGCTCTATCTAAAACCCCATGGGATAGCATAGGGGCTATGCCTAATGACAGACAAGAGCTTGTAAAACTTAACCAAGACCCACAACAAGGTAGAGACGTAAACTATGGTGGATATTTAATAAATGAAGCCGTAAAGCAAGTTAAGCCAGACGTATATATAGGAGCTCAAGATATATGGGGAGTAGAAACTTCCACAAAAAAAGACTGGTTCGATAAAATCACTTCTGCTATTTGGACAACTTTAGACTCCTTACCTCTCTATCCAAGCGCTATAGATATAGCTAAAAGAATAAATAACTTTTGGGTTTGGAGTTCTTTCGCTGAAAAAGAGTTTGACAGGCTTGGTATTAAAGGGGTAAAGACTATCCACGGAGCTATAAACCCCGATAACTTCTGTAGACTTCCAGATGAAGCAAGATCTACATTAAGAAAAAGATTTAATATAGAAGAAGATGCTTTTATTATTGGTTTTGTATTTAGAAATCAATTAAGAAAATCTGTTCCTAATCTTATTGAAGGTTATGCTAAATGGAAAGAATCATATAAACCAGATAAAAAAACTTATTTATTACTTCATACTCATTGGGCAGAAGGATGGAACATTCACAAACTTACTGATGAATACAAGATACCTAAAGAAGAAATAATTACTACTCATATTTGTAATAAATGTAAAAACTATTTTATTAAACCTTTTAAAAAACAAGGTGATACTTGTGATGTCTGTGGTTCAGAGAAAAGCCAAACTACTTGCTCTGTGTCCCTAGGTATAGAAGAGAAAGAGCTAAACGAAGTTTATAATTTAATGGATGTTTATTGCCACCCATTTACCAGTGGTGGTCAGGAGATACCAATCCAAGAAGCAAAGTTCACAGAACTAATTACTCTTGTAACCGACTATAGTTGCGGAGAAGAAAGCTGCGAAGAAGGGTCTGGATCTTTACCTTTAGCTTGGTCAGAGTATAGAGAACACGGCACTCAATTCAGAAAAGCTTCTACATGCCCAATAAATATATCCGAGCGTATTCAGCAAGTATATAAAATGCCAAAAGAAGAAAGGCAAAAAAAAGGTAAGCTAGCAAGAAAGTGGGCTATTGATAATTTTTCCATTCAAACTACAGGTAAAATATTAGAAGATTTTATAGACAAAGCTCCTTATGCAGATTTTGATTTCGACAGCCTAACTTGGAAGGCGAGAGATCCAGAAGCTATTGTACCAGAAATAGTAAGCGACTCAGAATGGCTGGTATACATGTACAAGCATATACTTAAAATGGACATATCAGACCAAAATGATGGCCATAAGTACTGGATGAATCAAATAGAAAATAAAGTACCTAGAAAAAATATAGAGAACTTCTTCAGAAATAAAGCTAAAGAAGAAAACAAAGAGAATATTCCTTTTACCATAGAAGACTACTTAGATAAGTCTGACGAAGGAAAACGTATTCTAGTAGTAATGCCAGCAAGTATAGGAGACGTATTTCTATCTACTTCTGTTCTAAAAAGCTTAAGCGAAACCTACAAAGATCACAATATATATTTTGCAACACAACCATCTTATTTTGAAATTTTAGACGGTAATGAGTATATACATAAGGTCATACCTTACGACTCAAAGATGGATGACTTACTATGGCTTGAAGGTAAAGGAGAGCATAAAGGATTTTTTGAAGTAGCCTATTT